GTTTTTTATTATACATCATTAATTTAATTTCCTCTTTTATTCGATTAATACATTCATCTGTTTCTTTATTATTCAAATACTTTAAAAACTTGTCCTTCATTTCCACGTCTTCATTTTGTTCAAGCCACTCCTCAAGTAATATTTCCTTTTCCTCATATAATTTGTCTAATTCGTCGCGTTTATTAGCCAAGTTCCAGTTCACTCCATCATAAACCATCAGATATTTATCTTTCATATTAGAAATATAAATATTCATATTCTCCGGCTTATTTGGGTTAAAATGTATTTTTTCAATCAATTTCATAACACAATAATTGACCCTCTTAATACACTGGCTATAATCTTTTTCAGTTAAATGAGAAATATCGGTATCTTTATAGGCCAACAATTGAATATTGTTTTGAATATTCGTTGTATTAAAAGACCCATTAATTTCTAATTTACCCATTAATTTTTCAATTTGTTTGGATTGATTTTGTATCTGTGTTTGTAAATCCTTTCGCTGTAATTCGAACTTTTTACTTTGGTTTTCAAGTTGATTATTCAATAAACGAACCAATTCTTTTAAATCTTCGTCCTTATTCTTTGTGCACGAATATTTAATATGTTTAGATACAGACTGTTTATGCTTATATAATTTGCCGCAATACTTACATTCATAACTAGCACATTCGGCTTCTTCTTTATATTTGCTCTCATAGGTTAATAAATGTTTCGTAGAATTCATGTGCCGAGTATAGTTTGATTTAAGATTAGATGAAAAAAAACAATAGGAACAACTATAGGTTGTCATTATATATTCTAAATATATTCTTTTATATTTTAATTATTCTCTACTATTTTTATAAACCATAATAGACTCATTCTTATGACACATTATCGGCGCATTTACAGCATAATACAATATTTACAAAAAGGACTTACTTTAGACTTACCAATTGCTTACTTTAGACTTACCAAATAAAAATAATCATTTTGTCAATCGTAATTTTTGTTACTTGTTATGATGCTAAATATTGTATTCATTTTATTGAATATTTTCATTTTTATTCTCTATTCTTTTATTTTTATTTTTCATTATTTTTAAAGCATAATGGTTTGATTATTTTTATTCTCTATTTATATATTCCTTATCATATTATTCTTGTAAGTGGTTGGAGTAAAAGAATAAAGTCAGGGAGGGAGGGAGCCTATTTTTTGAAAGTATAAATTTTAAAATTTTATTTTTAAAAATTTTTAAAAAAAATCAATGAAGAAATTATTCTTTTTATTCTTTAATAAAAAAACATGAATTATATACTCATATATTATCCTCACTGTATATGGTGCCATTTATATAAAATCATTCGATATATTCAATTTTATTCAAAGGACTTACTTTAGACTTACCGAATGCTTACTTTAGACTTACCGAATAAAAATAAATATTTTATTCATTCGCGCGAATGACACTCATTATGATGCCAACAATATATTCATAATTTCAGAATATTTTCAAAATTATTCTCTATTCTTTTATTTTATTTTATTGATTATTTTAAAGCATTATGCTTTGATTATTTTTATTCTCTGTTTATATAATCCTTATCATATTATTCTTGTAAGTGGTTGGAATAAAAGAATAAAGTCAGGGAGGGAGTGAACCCCTTTTTTGAAGGTATAAATTTTAAAAATAAAATAAAATAATTTTTCAAAAAAATTCAATGAAGAAACAAAAAGAATATTCTTTCATTCTTTTTTATTAATCGCATGTTTTAAACAACTAACACTGTATATGGTGTCAATTGTATAAAATCACTCAATATATTCCATTTTATTCAAAGGACTTACTTTAGACTTACCGAATGCTTACTTTAGACTTACCGAATAAAAATAAATATTTTAAACAATCACTTACTTGTCACTCATTATGGTCTCACAATCGCATACTTATTTTCAGAATATTTTCATTTTTATTCTCTATTCTTTTATTTTTATTTTTCATTATTTTTAAAGCATATTGGTTTGTTTATTTTTATTCTCTGTTTATATATTTCTTATCATATTATTCTTGTAAGTGGTTGGAATAAAAGAATAAAGTCAGGGAGGGAGGGTACCCCTTTTTTGAAAGTATAAATTTTAAAATTTTATTTTTTCAAAAAATCATTTTTTTCAAATGAAGAAATAAATTAAGTTTATAATATAAATGCCAACGACTACATTTTCAATTACTCCGACATGTTCGGCAATCATAAGAACATCTGGCGTTCAAATTACAACTTTAGAAGGAAGGTTAACGGGAAAGGATATATCATTTAATACGTATTCATACGAAGAGTATAAAATGAGACGAAAGGCAGGCGTATTACAATATAAATACGTTGAAACAAAACTTCCAACAAAAAAGGAATTATATGCAAATGTTGTAAAAAATGGCAGAGGCTATAGTCAGGCTCGTCTTAAACAACTTGTCGCATTACGCGCAACAACCGAAGAAGATTGCCCCGTAAAAAATTATCCATCAACAAACAGCGGTGTCAATGGCGGGACTACACAATTGTATTATGACCCATCGATACCATATCTACCGAGCATCTAAGGACGGAGCCGTGGATTAATACAAATATCCAATTTAGGAAATATTTCGCCACTCATACATATGTCACCATCGAATACGTTAGTACATTCTCTTTGACCGGATTCATAACCAATATAACAAAAACTATTTTCCTTTACTTGTTGTTCTTGTTTATAATTACTGAGTGTGTCTACCTTTTTAGTTAATTCGTTTACCGCACCCTTTTTCACATTGTCATTTTTAATCTTTTCTTCATTTTCCTTTTCTTTTATAGTTTTTTCCTGTAATTCGGTATCATATTTTTTAATAGAGTCTTCTATCTTTGTATCAACATTAGCAAGAGAGTTTATTTTTTCAATTAATTCGTATATCTTCTCTCTGTAAAAATACAAAGCCCCAATTATACCAATACATAATAAAATAAAAATGATAAGACCGTAAGGTATAGCAGCCGGCTCAACAATACTATTTTTAATACCGGTATTTGCTACGTTGGCCGGCTCTCCTCCATTATTGTTATTAAATGTTTGATTCGGAACGATATTTTTTAATATATTATTAGCAGATACGTTCACCCCTTTATAATTAAACGGCTTACCATTAGCATACATTTCCGAAAATGTATTAGTTATAGTTCTTGGCATTATATAGTATATTTATATTAAATTAAGATTCACTCTTTTTTATTTGTTCGAATGTAATAACAATATTTTTTTCAAGATGATTAAAGATTGCTACATTTTCAACAAGTTTTTTTTGGTAATCGATATCATTGATTATAAACATGATACATAAATGTAAAATACACTTCTTTTTTTTATTGGACGCCGGTGTATATTTTATTCTAAATAAATTAAATAAGGCATCTATAATACGTTCAAGAACAGGGTCCTTTTTAAAAGAAAGTAGCAACTCCCATATTAACCATATAATATTTGTATTCGGGGCAAAATCGCGCTGTATACAAACAATATGTTTTTTCTTTTTGATTAATACTTGTTCAAACTCAATCACCCATTCAATCCAATATAATATATCCATTTTATTTTTGGTATCTTTTAAGTGATACATTAATTCATTTAAAGCAATAAAATATTCCTTAGGGTCACCTGGTCTAAAAAAGGATTGTATATAAGTTATATTCGGTGCCTTTAGATTGGAATGAATATCTTTTAAATCAAATTTTAGGTTATCTAAAATACTGTCCTTTTTACACTCACACAAAATTGCCGTAATAGTAAAAAATAATACACGAATCTCATCATTATTACGTAACTCAAGGTCAGAAATTTTAAGAGCAATAGATTTAAATTCTTCAAACTTTTTATATAAATAAATGGGTAATTTGGGATTATTTACGTGTATATATTTACAAATAAAATGAATGTAAACATTCCAAATGTCAATAATGTGCCCGCTACATAATAAATCACCCGTCCAAAAAAATGCCTCTTCTAATTTTTGGTAATACATACTATTAGACAATTCCTTGATTACGTGTGTTTTTTTATAATTAGAAAAGGTGGTGGTTTGGAAATTAATTCGTTTATCATTTATGTGGGTTTTGTCCATTTTGGCCTCCGTTTTTGTTTTGTCTCCAAACTTTATTTGCAAAATATCGTTTATTTGCATTAATATTAATATATTAAAAAAAAATAATATATTATACATATGATTCTTTATTTATTGATAATACTATTAATATTATATGTGGCATTTACTTATTATAAGAGGGAAGGATTTGACAATGACAATGAATATAAAATATTTATGAATGAAAAAATCTATAATACGTTTTATACTCGTATATATGATGAAATAATACACACAATACCGTATGAAACAGAAGTCATAAAATTGATGGCCCCATTATTAGGGTCAAATCCAAATATTTTGTGTGTTGGTTCACGAACAGGCCATATAGTTCAATTATTATCAGAAACAGCCGAGGTAACGGGTCTAGATAATTCTAAAGCAATGGTAGAAATGTCTAAATATAAATATCCTAAAAATAGATATGTATATGGAGATTATACAGATAAAAATATATTCCAGGAAAATACTTACACACATATCATTTGCCCTCTGTTTACCATTTACCGGGTAGACATAGATAAGTTTTTAGATGTCATGTATAGGTGGACGGTTCATAAGGGGCTCGTTGGCATTGTATATATTAAAGATGGATTTCATATCTCTCAAATAAAAAATCATGAACCATCCAAATCATTTGAATTAAAATATAAATATAATATCGAATACAGTAACAATATTATAACAGAAAAAATAACAAACAACAATAATGAATCTAGAATAAATAAATTGGTATTAAATGATATATCTAATTTAGAACAATCGGCAATAGATACCGGATTTAAAATAGTAAATACATATGAAATACCTAATATGGCTCATACATATATGGTCGTATTACAAAAGAGTTAACGACAACATAAAGTTAACGACTATATTTGCCAATACTTACGAATGAATCCATAATATAAATTACAAAAACTCCTAAAAAGCAATATAAAATAATTTCTTCATTCTTTTGCCCCGTTTTTATTTCTTTTTGGTCTTCAAATAATTCGATGATATTATTTAATTTATGAAGCATTTCAGAATTGCTTGATTTTGGAATAGGAAGTGATTCATTCATAAGCATATAATCTTGAGTTTTTATAACGGGCTCAGCTTTAACAGGCATTTCTTTTTTATAAAAATTATCCAATTCAGAATCATTATCTTCCTTTAAGTTTTTGTGAATATCCATGATATTAGTTGGACTGGCCTCCAAAGATGTTTTCATCTCAGTAATCATATTTTTATTAATTTTACTTTTTTCTACCTGTAATTTTTTTTCTAAATCAATGTTATTATTAAAATCTATGGGTGAAGCATAAAATGCGAGAGACATTCTTTATTAGATAAATATATTTTTTTATTTTAAATATAATATATAATGCCCAAAAAGAAAGATATATCAGGTCCATTATCTATATTAAAATCGTTGAATGATAATAAGTTTTTTGCTGGCATTGTGATGTTAACAATGAATATAGGCTCCAAATATATCTCGATTGAATTAAGTAAAACACAAGAGAATTATATTAAGTATTCATTAGGGCGACAAATATTGGTGTTTGCAGTATTATGGATGGGGACGAGGGATATAGTGACTTCGTTGATATTAACAGTCGTATTTATTCTTTTCGCAGATTATTTGTTTAATGAACACAGCACCTATTGTATAATACCAGAAAAATATAAAGAATTAAATATTACATTAGACACGAATAACAATAGAGTAACACAAAAGGAAGTCAATGACGCAATAAAGGTATTGAAGTTGGCGCGAAAACTAAAAACAAAAAAAGAGGACACTGATGAAATAGAAAATAAATTATTCAAGGAGAATTTTATTTAATGTTATATTATATGGCACCTCCTCAATTTATTACTCCTTCAACGGAGGCTATATCATTTAAAAGGTATCAAACCTCATTTTATTATGAAACGATGGAATTTATAAAAGAAGAGTTAACTGATGCTGTAGATAATAATTTTTTTCAACATATTATTGATGTAAAACCAACGAATACACAAATTGTATTTGATAAGACACATGGTATAAAAGATTTAAACATATTAAGATATGATGTGTTAAAAACAGGTAAAACAGAAGAAACCAATTTAGAAAAGCATATATTTAAAGACCAAATATTTAAAAATTTATTTAAATATAGCATATCTAATTTATTAAAAACACAACAAAATACTCTATTTATTTTACCATGCTATGAACAAGAAGATGATAATGGCGCATCTAGATTTGTGAAATATATTGAATCGGTTGGTATAACATCTATATATACTGATATATTTACAAATAAAGCATATACTACAAATAAAACTGTTACTAAATCTTCAGTAGCAAATTTAAAACAAGACGTAATAGACGCAACGACAAAATTGGATGCGGCCAGGGCAGCAACCCCAGGAGGAACTCACCCAGCCGAAGAAGCCGAATTAAAGACCGCAATAAATAAATTAAATAATTCTAATCTTAATTCGAACCAAATAGCATTTATAAAACCATTTATATCAGACACGAATGAAAATATAGATACATTTAAGGAACGCATTCGCGACAATATAATCGCAATAAAAGAAATGATACAAAATAGAGGTAATAATGTTGGGAATGAACCATTTACACAAATAATATATTTTGTAAATAATGACAACACTCTATTTACGCATTACTTTAAAACAGAATTAAAAAAAAAACAGACAGAAGAATTAAATAAGCAATTTAACGATTTTTATTCATCAATTCAAAAAATAGGACAACAAACAATAAATAAATCGTCTACACTCAAGAGTGAACTAAGTGACATATCAGTAACCTCTATTAATAATAAAATTAATAATTTATCTAAGGACATTAAAGTAAATTTAAAAAATTCCGAGGATAAACCAATTGATATAAAAGATACTGCATTTAAACAAAACGAGCAATTATTGTTAGATAAATTAGGCAATTTTTATAAAATAAGACTCGATGTCTCCGCCATGAAGTCATTGTCATCGACCGACAATTCAACGTTATTTAATATTTATATGCGCGTTGATAATTTAGATAGACCTGTTGTAACAAATGAAATACGAACAAATAAAGACACATTATATAAAGTATATTCTAGCACATTTGAGCCAAGAATAGGTTATTTTAGTTTAAGTAATAAAGCCAAAAATCAATATACGTTTACGATTGACAAAATCGAAAACTCTTTATATAAAGGAAAGGACACACGAACTGACGAATATTTAGCTGATACGGCTAAATTAACATCTACAAACAAGGAATTAGAAGAAGAACTTACTGAAATCGAAGGAGAAGAAGAAATCATTACAAACTCGCCAGAAAATACACCTGTTGAAAAAACACCGCGTAAGAACCGAATATTTGAAATTAGGTATAATTTTGGAAAAACTCAATACAAGGATATTACAAAACAATTGAATGTTACATGGGACAATAATAACTATATAGATTACTTTAAGGAAAGGTCAGTATTTGAAAATTATAAATGGTTTAGTCATAAAATGATAGATAATAAATACAAGGAAAATATAAATATTAAATATTACAAAGATACAGTGTATGACATACCCAGTTTAAAGGCTTATTTAATATCAGAAAAAAAATATACCGACAAAACCCGTCTCGCCGTTGAGTTTTTAGATATAAATTTAAACGACCAAGAACTATTAAAATATAATAATTTTATTTATGAAAATTTTAAAAAAAACATAAATAAATCAACGGTAAACGATTCTAAATCGAATATAATATTTGAAGATAGAATAAAAAGAGGAATTTGTAGTATTTTGTTTGAATTGAATACACTTATATTAATAAAATCAACTGTAATTCAAACAGAAAAGGAAAAGGAAAAGGCAACTTCGGATAATTTTAAAATGGTTAAATATGAATACACTCCTGTTAATGAAATTGATAAACCCAAAAGAACCACCGAAATTACAGAATATTTTAAATACAATAAAGAAGAAAGAGATTTTTTAAGATGTGATAATAAACCATGCGGAACGTCTGTTTTACCATCTGAATTATTGTCTCAATTATCAAACCCCAAAAAAACATTTGCTTTAAATTTAATTAAAATTACAAAGGACGTATTATCGGACCCGGTTAAATTGTATTTAGCAGCAGAATGTAAAAGTAGAAAAAAGAAAATTCAAGAGGGCTATTATAAAGTAATGAAAATGTTTTCGGGTGGGTCAAATAGAAAACGGAGAATTAAACCTCATCGTAAAACAAAAAAAACACATCGTAAACTTATATCCCGTCGCATTTATTCCTTAAAATATCCAAAAGTGTAGTCGCAGCATCCTCTAGTTGTTTGTAGTTAGAAGAAGTATTTTGTTTTACCTCACACAAATAATTATAATTCTCAACCAATTTAGAATACAATTCATTTTCATTAGCAAGATGAAATTCAATTTCATTTTTTTGATTTTGATAATTAATTATAACTTGTTTCTTTTCATTAATTTCTGATTCAATCGTTTTAATTCGAGTATCCATATTTTCAATATGCGTTTTAAGAAGTTCGAGCTGAGACATATACACAATAATTATGGTTATCTTTATATTATTATACATCTAAACTTATAGTATTTTTATCACTTCTGCGTTTGCGCCTTGACGTGGGAATATTAGACATGCTATCGAGTTCTTCAGCACTAATAGTGCTTTCATTGCGGTCATTTAAGTCAATCTTTTTATTTAGTCCACTTAAAATGGTATTGATGTTATCAGGGCCGCGCATTTCCTCGCGATGCATAGGAGGTGGCCGCATTTCCTCGCGCATTGGCTTAGATTTAAATTCATTCATAAAGCCCGCAACCCCAGGCGAGGTGTTCTCCATCGAATTAACTGCCGCCTTTGTGAATTGATTCATAAGGTCAGGATTTTGGCGCATAATATCATCCATGCCAGGAATGGCGGATTTAAACATGGTATTTGTCATGTGAATCATCATACCGGACGCGGCCAATTGAAACAATATTTTAAGCTCAGGTGCCATTTTTGCCTTTGATTTATATTTATCATGTAGTTCGGCGAAAATCTCATCATAATCATCCAAATTTTCATTAATTTGTTCCGACCAACCATCCAGTTTAATATCAAACGGGTCAAACTTTCCATTTAAAAACTCAAGCCCGGTAATCAATGTGGTCAATACCTTGCCCTGAAATTGCTTGCTATTTTTCTGTTCTTTTTCGGCAATAATATACTCATACTCGCCCTTCATCTCATCTAAGGACGACTCCATCGTGTATCGTTTAGATAGATTGACTCCCTTTCCTTCTAATGTTTCTAACTTTCGCAAATATTGGAACTTCTCTCTTAGAATATCTTCCTTACTTTTATGCTCTATATTTTTCATGGCCTCTTCCAATGGGATATTATCGATATGCTTGAATCCATCTGGAGCTTGATGTTGAGTATCCATATTAATAGTTTCCTTACCAATAAAAATAGGGGCATCCCTTTTATCTAAATTAATATTACGACCCTCAAATTTAATAGGCTTGGCCTCAAATTTAAAAGGTTCATTTTTACCTAAATCATCCAATTCTTTTAATTCATCCTCAAGAGATATGTGGTCGCCACTTGACACTTTTTTTCTATCATTCATTAAGAGCTCAATTCCTCCGCCGAAATTAACAGATGGTGTGTCGGCCATATTGAGTCTATCTAAATTAATCTCTTCCATATTATATATTAAATAATCTATAACTTTATATTTAACTCATTACTATTTATATTTTTAATTCCCTTTTTGGAAAAATAATCTATTAACTGTAAAAAACAATCGGCCAGGTCATCCTTCTTTTTATGACTATTATAATAAGCCAACTGCGTATTATAATATTTATCAATAATAGCACGTGTTACAATAATACTTAGTTTCTTTCTCTCAGCATAAGTAGTTTTAGTTTGTATAAAGGGTTTTAATTTATTGGCAGCATTCCAGTAAGTAACATTGACGCCTTTACCGATAAAATACATGGTTATCATCCCTTGAAGACATTTCATTCTTATCGCATTGGGTCCAATTTGATTTTCAATGATGGCCTCTTCAAAATCATATTTAATATCTTCTAATACTTCGTAAAGTTTTTTCCCAATATCAATAATATTGGCTTTACTTGCGTTTGTAGGGCAAAGTTCAATTACTTTCCATTCAACGATGGTATCATCGTATACAATATAGGCAAGGTTTTTTATACCAACATCAATGCTAATATACATTATATTAAATATATATAATGTATGTTTATACTATATTAAGTCACCTTTTAAAAATGTGTTATTAAGGGTCTGAATTGGTTTGCGTTCAATTGTTCTCTCGTAAGATACATATTCTTAGGTAAACTTGTTTCATATCCAGGAGGTATGGTTTTATCATTTACATCCGAAAATGTATACGGATATGTTTTGCCTAAATCTTGTGTTCCAGCCGTTTTAAAATTTTTTGACATAATACTAGTCGCGTTCTTTGTTAAAAACTCCTTATATTTATTGTTGGATGAAATGCCATTTTGAATTTTAATTGAATCATTTAAAACAGCGCTTGGTGAGTAATCCGTAAAAAAGCGACCATCTTGAATAATGCCAGGATATGGCACCGTAATATTATTAGCAGTTACATAATTAGTTCCCCAACTCATTTAATATATTATTATATAATAACTTCGGTCAAATCACCCGATAAATTAAGGGTGTCGGTAACACCAGTCTCAATTAAATTAATCAAATCATTTTTCTTCATACGAGGATTGCTAGAAATACCTTTTTGAGATAAAATATCCTTTAATTGTTTCATTGTCATTTTGCTGTAATCATCCTCTTTTTTAACCTCACTTATTGGTTCAAACAAAGATTTGTATTCACTGGCAGATTTGGATTCATTATTGGATTCAATTGGCTCATCCAAAATTTTAGTAATTAATAAGGGAGTAGGGTCAATTTCCTCTACCTCAACAGATACATTCTCGTTAAGAATTAAACATTTAATTTCGTCCGAGGACTCATCTTCCGATTCGGAATCAGAATCAGACTCAGAATCACTTTCAATTACCTCAAATGTATTTAGACTCTTAGTCATATTATTATTCATTAATTCATTAATATCAAACTGTTTACGAGGCGTTTGTGACTGTATTAAATTATAAAGAATTTTGGCCTGCTCGTTTTGAGCCACTTCCAACGATTCATACTTTCTCTTAAAGTAATAACATATTAACGCGATAAGAAGAAGATTGATTAACATACCAATAAAAAAACTGCTAATATCTAAAATGGACGAAAACATATAATAGAATTAATGAATATATCTTTAATTTAAATTTGACGAATCTATTTTTTATTCTTTTTATTTGTTTTCTTTTTATTTGTTTTCTTTTTATTCATTTTCTTATTATTTTTAATATAACGGACTGATTTTTTGATAATTTTACCATTATTAATGCCAGTAATATTATAACCTTTATTGGTTTGCTTTACTTCAATATTATATGCTTTTTCTAATATGTTATTCTTTAATATTAATCCTATTTTACGTGTATACATCATATACTATATAAAATATTATAATGTTGTGTTAGGTTGATTAAATTTTATTGCTGCGTTAGAGTATGCCTTATTTTTTTTAGATTGGCGAGATTTGGGTAGAGGAGCCTTAGGTTTTGATTTAAGAGTTAATTTTGGCGCATTTACTTTTTTAACGTTCATTTGTTGGACGTTCATTTGTTGGACGTTTGTTTTTGTTTTACGAGTTCTTGGCACTGGTTTTTTTTTCACTGTATTTCGATTAAGAACGGCGGTATTAGGCACGGTTGGATTAAGCACTGCTAAATTTGGAGCATTTGTTTTTTGTTTACGGGTTCTTGGTTTCGGGAGTGGTTTTGGAGCAAACGCAGGCGCGGCAAACGCAGTCGGAGCAAACGCAGGCTCAACAATCTTAATTCGTCTGCTACCTCTTGGTTTGGGCATTTTTCTTTCTTTTTCTAATTTTTGCTCCATTCCTAATTTTTGCTCCATTCCTAATTTTTGCGCCATTTCTTTTTCTTTTCGAACATCAATTCGTGTTTTATTATATTTTTGAATTCCAGTGCTTTCTCTAAAATGTGCGCTATTTCTAATACCAACCAATAACCATGTATACTCTTTTATAAGTTTACTATTTAATTCTTTAACATCTATATCATAGTCCCTCTCAAACAAGTCATATACTTGGGTAGTAAACTTATCTAAAAATTCTTTTTTAAGACTAATAACTCTCTGTGTAATTACGGGTGTGTCCTCTTCTTGTTTTAATGAGTGAGTTTCTTTATCATTTTCGTCTATTTCCTCCATTTCAAGTTGAAATTCAGAAATATTAGTGCTTACTTTGTCTGAATGTAGAACAACGGTTGGCGTCACCTTTTGTTTTCTTGATACTCTTGGTTTCGGCATGACCCTTTGTAAGACCTTTTTCTTTGGCAATTCTTGTTCTGCTTTATACTCTGGCGATGGTTCACCAGGATAATACATGGGTGAAGATTCAGCATCATCTGGCACATAAGGTTTTTCATACATTTTTGCCACTATATGGTGTTGTAATATTTTTGGAGTATCCCTGTATAAATCTTCATCGGTAATATTATATTTGGCAGCAACATCTCGTATTCTATTTGTCATTTTTTCTATAAATTTAGCATTTGTTTTTTTATCAAATGCCCTTCTCTCATCCTTTGATAAATGTATATTAATAAAATCTATATCAGTATTTAATATTTTTAATATACGTTGTTTTACGACTCGTATAAATCGTATAGCCTGGTCTCTATTCATTAACACGTAAGTTTTACCAGGGTTTTCATTTATTACTTTCCATACATAATTCATAGACGTAAATGTATTATCAGGCTCCTCGAGTTCCTGTGTTTCGCCATCAGCCATAAACGCCATAGTTTTTGGCTTTGAATATGGTGTCCCTATTTGATTAAATCTCTTATTTATTTGTTTAATATAATCATCTTCGGTAAGTTGTTTTTCCATATAAACTATATAAATATTAATTATTTATCAACTATATATGATACGTTTGCATATGCCGGCGATACCCCATACAATTACTATAAATGAATATAGTCATTGTGCGTTTACAGGTAAAGTCTTAAGATTTGCTCCAATGATGATAAGCAGAGGATTCGACGTATATCATTATGGAATTGAAACATCGCAACCAAATGCGACTAAAAACATTGATTTACTTACAAAAGATGAATGGACCAAACTTAAAGTAGAGTCTTATAAATTTTTACATCCAACGTTAACAGAAGATGAAATAGTAATAAAATTAAATGATACTAAACAATTTATAGGCGACCTAGCTAATATAGGCACTCCATTATATGCCGAATTTAATAAAAGATTTAAAACGGCATTACAAGAAAATTACAGGTCAAACAAAACAGATATTATATGTTTACCTTTCGGACATTCAGTAGAACAAGCCATATCTGGTTTAAATTACTTAGAAGTAGAATCAGGAATTGGCTATAATGGTTCCTATAAAAATTTCAGAATATTTGAGAGTTACTGTAAATTACATGTGACGATGACAAAAGAAGACAAGTTATGTCAACATTATTGGTTTGTTATACCTAATTACTACGACACACTAGAGTGGCCCCTAAGTTTAAACCCCGATAAAAAACAGGTTGGATATTTTGGAAGAATTGGCGACATAAAGGGGTGTAATGTATTTGTGGAATTGGCAAAAAAATTCCCTCAAATAACCTTTACTATATGCGGCCAGGGTGACCCCACCCGATATCTAGTTCATCCTAATATTGTATATAAGCCGCCTATACATGGGCTAGACAGAGGCGATTTCTTGGGTAGTTTGGCAGCATTAATCGCGCCAAGTATGTATTTGGAACCTTTTTGCGGGGTAAACGTAGAAGCGCAATTATGCGGCACGCCAGTTATCACAAATGATTGCGGCGCATTTGTAGAAACAATAGAACCATTTAAAACGGGCATGTTTTGTCACACATTGGCGGATTTTACTACTGCTGTTCAAATGGCCTTAGATGATAAATTTGATAGAAAATATATTAATGAGAGAGCAACTAGATTATATGACATGTATAATGTAGGCAAAAAATACGAATACGCATTCAAAACAATGATAGATGTGTATAATGGAAAAAATGGGTTTTATTCACCCGACTCATATATTGATTTATTGAAACCTATAGAGTAAATAAATACTCAGGATAATTCATTTCCTTCAATATGTGTTTCCCCCCATGAATATACGAAATCCCAGATACAATCTCATATAAATATTTAATTCTGTCATCATCTACCAATACATTCATTTTTAAGTTTTTAATTAATGTATCCTTACTGAAATTTTCACACAATTGAATATAATGCGTTGTCAAAATATAATCAACCGAACTCTTAAAATGATTCATCCCTTTTAAATATAAATTGGCACATAATACGGCATCATTTGGATTAGTCCCAGAATATATCTCATCAAAAATACATAAATGATTCTCTTCCGGTGAGTTAGTTATCTGTTCGAGTATCTCTTTACACCGGCGAGCCTCTGCCTGAAATAAACTATCTCTCCCCGAAGTATCTGGAATATTTAAATAAGAATGAAACGTATCATATAATTTAACGGTTGCTTTTGAATAACACCCATAACCAATTTGCTGACTGAGTAATGTATTGATTAAGATGGATTTTAATATGGTTGTTTTTCCAGACGCATTTGGCCCCGTAATAATAATATTTTTATCTAATTCAACATTATTTTTGACAGGTGAATTATTAATATGCGGCAAATAATACATTTTTGTCATCTTGGTTTTGCTGCTAAACTTACATTTATTAATCTTCTTTGATTTAACCAAAGTATTTAACGCGCTAATATCCTTATCATACTGGTTTAAGAAAATAGAATACATAAATGTGTTGTGGTATAATTCATTAAAATATAAATCATAATATAGGTGCATATAAATACCAAGTTGTGATAATTTAGATACCGTATTATCATAAGGTAACAATATATTTAATCTCTCTAGTAAAGAATTCATAGTCTGTTTATGTAAAGTGATTTCATTATAAAAAGCCGTATAGGATTCATACTTCTGTATAGACCCCTGGATTTTATCGCACAAAAGAATGCTGGATTTTACATGTGTTTTATATTTATTAAGAAACCCAGAAACACTATGAATATTATTATAAAAATTAATACACGACATTATATTCGCATAAATTTGATATATATAAAATAAAATACTTACTATTCCCGACATTTTTTGTTGCGAGTTTAATGTTGTAAAATCAGTAAATAATTTAAAAAAACTATTTTGCTTTATCATTTTTTTAAGAAACTCGATATACATGGCGATTGTAATTGGAATGCCCCGACATTTTAAAATGACAAATGGAATAATTAAGGCAAATATGGGAGATAAGAGAGATATTGCTGGACTGGCTAAATTAAAAAATCCCAAAAAATGTAAAAATAATGTATAATTATTAAGAGGTTTAAGCATCTTAAGACTCATATATTGATATTTTTCAATAAAACTACTCTCTTCCTTAAACTTTTTATACTCTAAAAACATGGTCTCAGAAGAGACCGACGCTTGATAATATTTAATATGTTGTTGAGTGTCCTTCAAAAATAATTTATCCGTAGTATAAAACGAGCTCCACTTTGATACAAGTATTGAATCGGGTATAACGTGTTTATAGATATTATTGGTAGATAAAAGTTCAATATCGGTTCTTATAATATCATTTATCTCTCTATGCTCTGAATATTCAATAGGTAATTTAAAATAACTAGAATCATATGTCACTGGTGTAGGGGCGCTTGTATCATACATCTCATTAATAGTCTTTTCATAATCAAACATTATATGAATGTATTAAATTATAATTTTATAATTAACGAATATAAATATATCATTTAATATAATACAATGATATATTCCTATGACAAAATTATGGAGATATCATTAAAGTTAGATAAGAACACTGTAAAATTGGACGAATCCAGTTTAAATATGTTAAATATGTTAAAAACGCAATTAAATATACCCATTACGGTTATATTAAAGAAAACGGTAATAAACAAGAAGGATGATATCTCTCAGATATTTAAGATATTAAATAAAATGACAGATAAGAATTATGACAAACTAAAGGTAGAATTATTTGATATGATTAGCAATATAAATGATTTAGACGAAATTAATAAGATTACAGAATTAATATTTAAAATCGCAAGTTCTAATATTTTTTACTCGGAATTATTCTCTAAATTATATTTCGAACTAATCCAAATTAAACGAGAATTCTATAACGTATTTCAAGAAAGATTTGATACACACACAAAGGGTCTATTAGATAAATTACAATATGCTGACCCCAACACAAATTATGATGAATATTGTGTATATGTAAAACAAGTAGAAACATTGAAGGCTAGTTTAACATTTTTTATAAATTTAATGAAAAAGAATATTTGCTCCTTAGACAATATTGTTGATTTGGCAGTAACTCTATTAAATAGTTTAATGGAAAATAAATCAACGCCAGAACAAAATGAGGAATACATTAATAATATTTTTATAATTATTAAGGAATGTATAGATTTTTTAATTTTTCATGACAAAATGAATACAATTTATGACAAAATTTTAACAATTCAAAAATTAAACATATCTAAGAAAATAAACTTTAAATGTTTAGATATATTAGATATAATTAAAGAATACAATTAAAAATATAAATCTAATTTATAATATGGAAAAACAAAGCCGGGTTAAATCACAAATTACTGACAAAGTATATGAAGTATCCTTGGATGATTTAGATGAAGATGATGATGCCTTTGATAGCGAGTTATATCGCATAAATGTATTTGGTAAAAACGTATTAATTGCGCCAGGCAGACCTATCAAAGATAAACGCATACAGGGTCTTGTTTATTTTTATGTATATGTAATAAAAAATGAAAAAGCCATAGCCAAATTAGGCGTATATGAAATGACTACAAGCAATAGTAAAGAAATATATGACTTAACTACATTTCCTGATGGCGCTTTATTAATGTTTGATATATATTACAATAAACCCTTATTAATTACGGAATTTGAAGAGGTTGAATCTACAAATAAAGCATCAAGTGTCGAAGGTGTAAATATATTTGATTATTTAAATGAATACGTAGTTCCTGAAACAAATGTGGTTTCTAAAATTAAAGAACAAAACAAAAAAATTACATCTTTGAAAATAGCATGTACTATATATTATACCAAACAAGGTAAACCCGCACTCGGAACAGAGTATAAAGATTTATTAAATATGTTTAAAGATAAAGTAATAGATAAGGCTCTTTTAAAATCATTGAAGACTACAAATCCAGACCATTTTATGTTTATGTTGTATGTGTTAGAAATGTTTTTAAATGTTCGGTTTATTTACATTGATACAGAGAACATTTTATTAAGTGACGATGAATATAAAAAAAATATAAAAATGCCTCCAACCATTTCATCCAATATTGTTGTAGTAAGATTGGGACAAATGCCTACATTAGTAAAGGTTTATGAGCCGGATACACCGAGAGAAATAATAGAAGAAGATATTACAGCATTATCACCGTATAAAGAGGAACCAGCTGAAGAGCCAACTGAAGAGTCAGCTGAAGAATTGGAGGAACAAGCTGAAGAATTGGAGGAACAAGCTAAAACATCTAATCCATTAAATAAATCAAAGGTTATTGGAACATCACTGAATGCTAGACCGATTGTTGGGCTTGAACCATTACAACCTATTAGTGAAAATATTCAAGAAGAATCTGAGGGATACACACCAGAAGGCATTGGCCCTGGAGGATTTAGCACACTAAATACACAATCAAAAATTGAACCACGACAAAATATTGGAGTAGGAAAATCTAACGCAATTACAAAACAAAATATACAACCAACATTTGAACCACGCACACCAGAAGGCATTGGTCCCGGAGGATTTAGCACAGTAAATACAAAGTTAAACTCAAACAATAATTCTGAGACTAGTTCTGATAATCCATCCGTAAATTTGAATAAAGTTACACCTGTAAATTTGAATAAAGTATCAACTAACTCAAACTCAAATTCAAATTCAAATTCAAATTCAAACTCAAACTCAAACTCAAACTCAAACTCAAACTCAAATTCAAATTCAAGCAATAACTCAAACTCAAACTCGACTGAATCAAATAAATCAAAAATAACAATGTTAGGTGGTAAATTAAAGGTTAAAAGTAAAACATCTAAATAAATAATAAAATAATATAATAAATGAAATATAACATTGCTAAATTAACACCTACAAGTAATAAAAACATAAATTATATATTTGAAAATTATGAATCTAAATTAAAATTTGAAATAAAGGACACTTATTTTATTAAATTATTGTATACCTTACTAGATAAAGCATCGGATACAATAATAGAACATACGATAACTACAGATAACAAACCTGTAAAAAATATAGATTCGCCATTTATGTCCCCTGAAATTTTAAATTTTATAAATAAAAATGAATTTATACATCATACTATAACTTTTAAAATAAAAGACGCAACATATATAGTCAATATTTATACTCAAACAGAAATACAATTGAATAAATATATTTATTTTATAAAACTTATACTCATTATGTGCGCCCAAAATGCTGAAACAAGATATAATGTATTTACTTTTAAACTTATATTAACCGATTTTAAAAAAGAGCAACCTGTCATGCCAGTAAAACCAGATACAACTAATAGCGGCGCAACATCGTGCCCATTAAAGGAGGGCCCAGACGACCATAAAGAAATTATTATATTTAGAAAGGAAGAATGGTTTAAAGTATTTATACATGAATGTTTCCATTTATTCTGTTTAGATTTTTCAAGCAGCGACAAGGATTACGCCAAATTATTCAAACCTTTATTTAATATAGAAAGTGATTTTTTATTTTTTGAGTCTCTCTGTGAGTTTTGGGCTAGGACTTTAAATATAGCAGTAATATCTTATTCTACAAAAAAAAATATAATGTATGAAGAGTTTGAAGAACTAATGAAAATAAATATACAAGTAGAAAAAATATATTCGTTTCTTCAGATGAAATACATATTGGGTAATATGGGGTTTACATATGAATCATTAATGGATAAAAATAGAGTATTGCCATTTAAAGAAACTACAAACATGTTTTGTTATTATGTATTAACGCCCGTATTATTATTTCATTATGAACAAACAATGGCATGGTTTGTAGAGCACAACCAAACATTATTACAATTTACAAAGGATACTAAAAGTATTTTACTGTTTTTCCATTATATAAAAAGTATTTATAAACATAAACCGTTATTAGAGATGATTGATAGTTTGGACTCGTATAAATTAACAAATAATTATATGTCGGTATTTGAAATACTTATATGAGAACTTTAGTAATATATGTATTCCATCAATTAAATGATAGAGTGAATAAGTTTTTTGATGCTATATTTAAGGATGCTAATATTGATTTTTTAGTAGTATGTAATAGTAAAAGTATTACTTTATCTCTCCCCGATTATATAAAGGTGCTTTATAGAGAAAACATAGGATATGACTTTGGGGGGTGGAGTGATGGTATATTAACAAATGATTTATATAAACAGTATGATAACTTTATATTTGTAAATTCATCTGTAATAGGCCCATTTGTGCCAAGCTATTATAAAGGTAAATGGACTGATATATATATTGAGGGACTAAAGAATGAGGGCCTAAAGAATGAGGGCCTAAAGAAGAATGAAGTAAAGCTATTCGGAAGCACAATTAATTGTTGTTTTAGTGTATATGGCCCTAAAATGATAGACCCTGTGAATGAAAGTCATGTTCAAAGTTATATATTTAGCATGGATAGAGAAGCATTAGACTATTTAATAGAAAATGACATTTTTACACAAAAAAGATATATTACTGATTTTGTTGAATTAGTAATAAAAAGAGAATTTAGAATGTCTCGTCTCATTATTGAAAAAGGTTGGAATATTGGATGTTTGATGGATAATTACCAGGGAATAGATTTTACATTTAAAACTATAAATAAACAAATAGAGTATTTAGGAGATGTTATGCTACCACATAACTATAATAAATTGTGGACTTTAAAAGAGTTGGTTTTTATAAAAGGGAATCGTATAAATGTTTAATGTATAAATTTTTAATAAAACATATATATATAATGACTAAACTGCGTAAATCCAAAAGAAACCGTAAAACTCGTAGAGGTGGAAATGGTTGTAAATTAAATACTGAGACCCCGTTTGAAGGTAAACAAATGGGCGGTGGTTTACATTTTAGTGAACTAGAAGAACCAAAATTAAGAGGAGGTAAAATACATTTAAATACATTGAGTGAACTAGAACCTACATTAAGAGGTGGTAAATTAAATACAAATTCATTAGATGAACTAGAAGAACCAAAAATAAGAGGTGGTTATAAAAAACGTCGCAGAACTGCGAAGCGTGTAAGACGCGGTGGGTCTTCCTTGGGCGGAATGTTTGGCGGAATGACTACAATTACCAACACAATTAATTCGATGTTTGATACCAAGTTTTAGATAAGTTTTTTAATATTATCACATTAAGATAATATTAAATTGGGTTACGCTTCCAGACGGGATCGAACCGTCGACCTTGTGATTAACAGTCACACGCTCTAACCAACTGAGCTATGAAAGCATGATGGAACGCAATCCTTTTATTTTTTTTTGTAAGTTGTTAATTTATTCTATTATTTATGCGACAACCGACTTCTCGAAGTGAGGAGACATATACTTCTGGAGGTTGAAGTAAGTGAGCGAGTCAGCATCCGTGAGCTTGAGGAGCTTGCGAAGCTTGGTGTCAGGAAGAATAATGCGGCCATTCTTCTTGTCCTGAAGGCTGTTCGCACGGATGTAAGCAGTCATCTGCTTGGTCACATCAGTTCGCGCCATAAGAGTGCCATGGTCCTTGCCGAGGAAATCAGCAAGCTCATTCGTAATCTTAGTGGGCTTGACGAAGCCACTGGGAGCGCGATTGCCCTTGTTCTTATTCTTCTTTGCGTTAAACTTATCAAGAACCTTGAGCTCCTTGGTGACGTGTTTCTCAACCGTGCGGAGCTCGGCCTTCACCAAAGCAACCGCAGTGGCAAGGTCATGAAGAGTCTTATTCATGCTGACAAACAACTCAGAAAGAGGAGTATCAGATACAAGAGGTGCGATTACATTCTCAACAGGAGTCTCAGCGACGACAGGAACGGGGGCAGGTGCTTCAACGACCTTAGGGGTGGAAACCTCAGGCACGGACTTAGGTGCGGTCTTGGTCTTCTTTGGCGACTTAGTAGCAGTGGTAGACATTATACATATCTATAAAGAATCTTTTTATATTCATTTTAGGTCTTATTTAATTATAGGACCGAATGATATAACCAGGGCATGGATTCTGCCGCACTTGTATTCACTAAAGTTAACGCCGACAATATATAAATCGCACCTAACTTCTGGTTATCTCTCAACGGAGAACTATTTATAAAATTATTAATAATAATTAGGCTAAATTGTTTTAATAATCCGATATTAATATTATATTGGGACTGAATTATATGTATAGGAACTTCTCTAAAGGGCATTCCATTCGGAGGGCAAATCAATGCCTTTGTTTCTCTCGATAATTGCGCTCTATAATCCCAAATATCATATAATTCTAAAATAAAACGTCTTAAACTTGGCTGCGGTAAATCTAGTAACCATTCTGCCTGTGTATAATTATCTAATTGGTCTATTTTTTGAAAGGCTGAAATTATTTTCGAATTTATACATGGTTGACACTGGTCTTGTATTTCATGATGTGTTTTATTTAAAATTTTATTATAATTAATGCGATTCTGAACTAATTCAATTAATTCAACAGAAAAGGCATTTCTTGTATAAGGATTTTTAGTATCCCTTTTTATTATTAAATTATGTATAGATATTAAATTGAAACCATATATAAAACCGTCTGTGTCTTTATAACTAATAAAAAAATAATAATCGATTTCTTTTACAGTTTCGGTTGTTAAAAAATCTTCGACATTATTACATAGTTCTCTTTTTATACGCGCGGGCCCTTGCGATTTATTAAATAGGGTAATAAAATGTTTATTCCATATTTTTTGTATTTTTTTGGCGCAATGATTATTTCTTAGAAAATTATACAACTCTGTTGTCATCTCCTTTTTTTTCTTTTGTTTAAATTTTAAACCAAATTTTTTCCCAATTTCTTTTAACTCGGGAATCGTGTATGAATTATCTCTTACATAATTATAATCTGTATAGGTTTGAACTGTAGGTTTACTCATTTTATATATTAATTATATATATTCTTATATTCTTTAAAAATCAAGCAAAAAACAAATTTATTATAAGTTTTTTTGACACTTATAATGAATTAAAATAAAATTGATTTAAAGATTTCGCTACTATCATAGTAACAAAATGGCATCAATGGTTGTATCCCCGAACGAATTCTCCCCTGCGGACCACATTATCTACACCAAGGCAAAGGCGAATAATGCCGGTGGTAAGAGTGTTGGAATTTTGAATACGTTGACTCGTAAGCCGCTCTATATTAATACTCCTCTTATGAATACATGGGGTGTAAATACGTTTGATAATCCTAATGGAAAGAGTTATGATTTCAGTCTTCAGTTTCCTCGCGAAGAGTTTAGTAATCCGGCGATTAGTAAGTTTCTATCAGTTCTAACTGAGTTTGAGAATAAGATTAAGGCAGATGCGCGAAAGAATTCTCGAGATTGGCTCGGTAAGCAGAGTGTGTCAGAAGATGTAATTGAAGCGCTATTCAGTCCAATGCTAAAGTATCCTAAGGACCAAACGACGGGTGAAGCTGATAAGACTCGTTCTCCGACTCTAAAAGTTAAGTTGCCAATCTGGAACGGCGAGTATAAGTTTGAATTGTTTGATACGCAGAATAATAAGTTGATTCCAAATGAAACCGGCCTTACTCCTGATGCTCTAATCGCAAAGGGTTGTGAAGTCGCATGTATTCTCATCTGCGGTGGTCTATGGTTCGCAAACGGTAAGTTCGGAGTTACTTGGAAGGCATACCAAGTAGTAGTAAAGCCATCTGATACTCTTGCGAAGGGAGTGTGTCATATCAAGATTTCACCTGACGCAGCACCTCTTGCGGCTGACCCAACTCAAACCGAACCAACGTATGATAGTGATGGCGAGGCACCTCCATCGAATAAGGTAATTGCTCCAGTAGAGCCTGAACCAGTTGACGCTGAACCCGTAGTTGAGGCAGAGAAGCCCAAGAAGACTTCAAAGAAGGCAGGAGCTAAGGCATAAGAATTAAGGACGAATATGTAAAATAATATCTGAAATAATAGAATAATCATAAATATTTTTTATATTGATTCGCGGGATTCCTTTTCCTTTCAATTCATCCATATTTTTTATACAATGCTGAATTGAAAAACTTATTCCTCCTAAATAAAACTCATCCGGCGTAGATGGTGTAATAATGATATGAATATTATTGTAAGCATCAATCATGACATTATCAGGCAATGTTGGATTAATATTTATAATAATGTTTTTAAAGGATATCTCTTGGTGCCACAAGGGTATATAAATATCGTGCTCCGCTAAATGATATACACTTTTATTCATCAAATGCACCAAGGTAGGATTTAAATCATAGGTTGTTCGTTTTAAGTAATTTACAATAGGTTCTATAATAAAGGAATCCACGAGTGAATAATTAAAGTTTTTTAACATTTGAATATAATAATGTAATGGTTCTTCAACTACAACCTCATTTATTAAATAATCTCTGGCCTCCTTTACTTTTATGAATGATTCTGAATTACCACCAGGTTTGTCAGGATGATATTTTAAACATGCTTTTCGATATTTTTGTTTAAGTAATAGTTCAGTTAATAATTCATTTGAATTTATATTTAATATTGAATATGCTTCGACCTTATCCATTTTATTCATTTTATTTATCCATATTGGGTTATTATTATATTATTTTATGGAGGTATGTCTTAAGGCATGTAATTCAAGAATAAATAATTCTAAATGATAAATTGGCCTATAATTTGTATTGTAATGTTTTAATATATCAATGCTATTTTTAAACGAATTTTTTAAATGAGCTACATCCAAATACTTATGTTTGATGAGTTCACCATATATATAATATAAACATGTATGAATATCGCAATTATAGGTCATGAGTGAATATAACAATTCTCGTAATAAAAATAAATCATTATTTTGTATATTTATAAACTCGATGATTTGGTCACAATATAATTTATATTGTTGTGAATAAGATTGTATATGTTTGAATTGTTTTAAATTAAAAATCAAACATTTGTCCTTTATTTGCGTTGGAAAATACGAGACGTTCTTAGTACATAATATTAATTTTAAATTGGGGTCGCGCATAAATGTATGAAAAATATAAAGTAATTCGTCCTTCATACAATGTGCGTTTTTACACAATAAAATACTTTTGCCTTGTATGTCTATAATCGACGTTATTGCTAAAATAAACTCAAACCAAATCGTAGTTTCATTTGTCCCTAATAATTCAAAATCAATTTCAAAATGTATATCACTAATATTAAAATAGTATTTTTCATTATTAATTTCTAATTCTATTTTTCGGCTGTATTTGAGGTTTGATTTACTAAACTGATTAATAATATGTAATGCTTGCGTATATTTTCCCGAATTCTCAGGACCATACAATATGATATGTTCGGGGTTATGAATAAACTTTTTTAATTTTTTTACAAAGGGTTCAGGTGTTTTAAAATAAGATGTGTAGTTCATTAATAGAGTATAAAAATGATATTTAAATATATACTCATAAGTAATATATTATGAATATATACCATAAATTGGAAGATATTAAAATGAATGATATTATGTTTTATAAACCAACTGTAAATAAAATAGCACATTACATGTATTTTTATAAGGTTGCGTATAATATTGAAACCTTTGTATTAAATACATTATTGATAGAGGTCAATATAAAGGACGTCATTATTACAAAAGATAATAATGTGTATAAGGTATCTATTTTTATAGATGATGCGTTTTTGAATAAAATAAAGGAGGTTGAAAATACACTATTAAATAAAATGAACCAATTAATTAATAAGCAAATAGTGTTGTCTTGTTATAAGTTTTTACTCATTCATAAAAATGTATATACCTATAATGAGTATCCTACTAATATTAAATTGTTTTTGCGTATTTCTGGTGTATGGGAATCGGACACACAAATAGGCCTTACAACAAAATTATTTATCCATCAACCCTGAAATTTTTAAGTATAGTTGTTTGTATTCCTGTAATGAGGAAATTTAAAAATAATATAAATCCTAAATAAACATTAGTTGTTTTATTGTTTTCTTCTGTAAATAATTTTGTTTTTAAATAAGTATTATCCACATTCGATACAGATGTGTAATATTGAAATACTATTAAAATCGTAATAATAGCAATAAATACGGTGGACCAAGTATTCCAAAACGAATATGTAGGTGGTATTGATTTTTTATTTATGTATGTTTTGTATTGGACGTTTAATACGATAATCCATAATACAATTACTCCCAGCACATATATACTAATTGGCACTTCTTGTAACTGTTTATTTGGACTATTATTTGAGTCTAATTTTATGATAACAAGACCCAATAACGAGAACAATACAATACAGTATCCCCATATAGTTCCGGTTGCTTCACCAATAGAGGCGGTTGGAGGCAACATGCCAGTTAACCATTTAATTATTAAACCAATCATTATCAATCCTCCAAATAATAATTGAACGAGAGATAAATCTGTAACTGTATTAAGATTAGGGGATGCCATATTATATTAGTTTATATTTTTTTTCAATAAAATCTATTATTTTATCTGTGTCTCGTGAATCAATATATTCTATGATTTCAGAGCAATCGTAGAATTTAGGTTTCTTCATCTTAATAGTCTTATAAAAAATATAATAACCTTTGGGTCCATTTCGTATACTAATATGAGGCGTTATTACATAACCATCTTTTTTCTGTATGTATTCAATCAATTCGGCCAGGTCATCCTTATTTATATCCTGTTCTACTATCCATTCATTAATTATATCCATTGTTTTAAATTTCTGTAGAGAGATAGAGTTCTTATTATATTCTACATAAAACCCATATGGACCATCCTTTATTACGACGGCATGTTTCTTCCATGCTCCGCAATGTAATGACCTATAACTTATTTTGGGGGCATCTACAGTCAATAACTTATTTACTTCTTCTATAAATTCTTTAACAATTGATGTATAGTCTTGTTTACCTTCGCCGATTAAATCCAATTGAGTTTCCATTCTCTCTGTAAATCTATAATTAAATATGGGTTCAAAATGGGTGTGACAAAACTCACTGACTTTTATACCTATCTCGGTAATAGATAATTTATTTTCTTCTTGTATTATTTTTTCTTCCCGAGAGATATTGATAACATTGTTCTTTAATTCATATGTGCTAAGTGTGAGGGTTTTTCCTTTAACGCGCCCCTTGTCCACATATTTTTTTTCAATCGATTCCAAAATGCTTACATAGGTGGATGGACGACCTATATTTTCTTTTTCCATTTTTTTGATGAGTTGCGCCTCACAGTAATGAAACTCTTGGCCAATACATCTCTCTTCTGCTACTATTTTATTACAATTAATTTTGACTAGACTATCTAGGTATGTTTCCCAGTTAGTTTCTTCCTTCTTTTGTAAAATTTTCCAACCATGAAATATAGTTTTAATAGAGAGATGTGTAAAGCCATAATCCAATACATAAGGTGTATGTAATGTAATATTTTGAGACATACATGATTGGATTGTGTGTCTATATATAAATTCATACAGACGATTTACGTTTTGTTCTATATCGACCGTTTTAATAGTATGTTGAGTAATACGAATGCCTTCGTGCGCCTTCTTTTCGGTCAATTTGATATTTCCTATATATTTCTCTCCGTATTCTTTTTTAATATAGTCATTTGTTTTTTCAATAAACTCCTCACTATAATACGCGCAATCTGTTCTCATATAGGTAATCAGGCCATTCTCATATAGGGTCTGCGCACACCTCATTACCTGTTGAGGTGACATACCCAATGCTGAACTCGCCTTTTGCTGTAACGAGGTTGTAATTAAAATGTTGGGCGCAGATGCGGAAACTTGTTTTGCCAACCCTTTTGTCAAGATAAATGAATGACCCTTACATTTTTCAAGAAACTCTATAACCTCTTGATTAGATAAATGCTGAGAGACTTTAAACTCAATATCCTTCGTTGTAAATAGACCGGATACTACATAATCAGTGCCATATTGTTGTGTTTTGATAAGTTGGTCCTGTTCATATATCATACGAAGGGCCGGCGTTTGACAGCGACCAGCACTCAAAGTATGCTGTATGTGTTTCCATAAAAGAGGTGATATTTTAAATCCGATATAGATATCCAATATTTGGCGTGCTTGTTGACTATGGACTCGTGGCATATTAATGATAGTTGGATTTTGAATAGCCTTGACTAAAGCAGATTTAGTTATTTCTTGGAATAAAATGCGTTTTGTAGTAAGGGGTAATTTACATACTTGACAAATATGCCATGCGATGGCTTCTCCTTCCCTGTCATCATCTGTTGCCAATATAACTTCTTTTGCGATTCCTACTTCTTCTTTCAACATTTTAATAATCTTGGGTTTATCATTGGTATATTTTACTTCTAATGTTTCTAAATCAATCTGTTCTAGTTTATTGAGAGAACGAAAGTGACCACAGCTGGCAATAACTTTATAATCTTCACCCAGATATTTTTCAATAATTTTACATTTGGAAGGTGATTCTACAATCAACAATGTTTTCATTACTTTATTATAGAACAAAATAATTAAATCATTTTCGTTATACCAATACTGCGTTAATACCAATACTGCGTTAATACCAATACTGCGTTACACTCTTCCCACCATAGTTACATACTCTTCCCATGTTAATTTACCACCTTCTCTCATTTTTGGCTCATCGTATATTTTGGTATCTATATAGAGCGCCTTCAACAATGTGCCAATTTCATACGATGCTTCATGCTGACTCTGTAGACCATCCTCAATCGATTTAAGGCAATTAAGAAACTTATTTAAAATAGAAAGGTCTATCTGTTTTTTCAATAATTTATTGTAAATATTAGTGTAATTTGTAAATAAAAACGAACAATGCGGCAAACAAGCATTATCAAGAACCTTAAAATCATCCGTATTTAATTTATTTAATAGTATTTGGATTTTATCAACATCGTCGCGAATAAGTTTGCTGTGTCTAAGATTACGTATATTATCCGTATTGTCTTGGACATTATTCTCCTTAATCAAATCTTGTAATTTAAGACGCTGATTATCATCCATTTTGTAATAGTATAAAGTGTAATATTTAAATTATAAAAAATTGAAATGAATATAATACATTTAAATATAACAAAATGGACCCTGCCTTCTTTTACACGTATGTCAACACGCTTGTATTTTATGATGGTATGAGTAAATATAATGCGATTATTGCGTTTATGAATGATGCCACTATTATTGACGAATACAAACGTATTCCTGAAGTTGCGATTGAAACTGACGATGCTATAAAATTAACTTATGGGGTTACAAATAATCAAGTAAACAACCAATATATTCACGCACAAAATAATAATAAGCGTGTTCATAATAATAATGAAGATGATAATTTTGATAATCCTCCGCCACCTCCTCGTTTAAAAAGGAGTTAATAATAATATGAAGTTTATATAATGTTAACAATACCAACCCATAATTATGGATTTTTTTCTTGTTGCTCTATTACAATATACTATATAATACAATATTTTAATACAAATAAAAAATTACCATTAATTGATAATAGAAATAATTATAACTTATATAATAATAATAGTGGGCTAGATATTAGTTTTTATTTTTTTAAAGTAAAAAATGATACTATACCATATACGAATGATATTTATATAGATATAAATAATAACCAATTTGAAAACTATAATACAATTCGTTATAATGAAATATTGCCCTTTGTTGAAAAGTATTTCACTCCTTCTATACATATAAATCATATTTATTCCCATTTAATTAAAAAATACAACATAGATGTTAATAATTGTATCGGTTTATATTATAGAGGAACAGATAAACGGAATGAAACCTCATTAGGTTCATTTGAGTTATATTACGATAAATTAATGAGTATTATAGATACAATGAATATAACCGTTTTAATACAAACCGATAGTTATCCATTTTTAAATTATATGATTGAGAAAAATATAAAAAATGTAATCATAATTAATGAAAATAAATGTTCTTATAGTAATAATGGTATTCATAATGAAAATTCAAAATTAGTAAATTTTAACGATATTCAGTATTTATTTGCTACATTTTTAATTATTTCAAAATGTAAATATATAATATGTAGTAGTGGTAACTGTTCTGTATGGATGATGTATTATAGGGGTAATGCGAATAACGTATATCAGTATTTAGGTGGTTCATTTATACAATAAATTATATATTTATTAATATAATGAAAAGAGTAATCACCTTTAGTTTATGGGGCGATAAACCGATATATATGATTGGTTCTATCGAAAACGCAAAATTAGCACAAAAATATTATCCGGATTTTGAATGTTGGTTTTATATTCATAAGGAAACGGTGCCACAAAATATCATTGATGAATTAAATACTATGCCAAATGTAAATATTATATTTAAATATGGTGATTTAAACCATAATAAGCCCATGATGTGGCGTTTTGAAGCAATTGATGACCCAGATGTTGAAATTATGATGTCTAGAGATACGGATACACGAATGTTGTTAAGAGAAAAATTAGCAGTAGATGAGTGGTTAAGTAGTAATAAATTATTTCATATAATGAGGGACCATCCAGACCATAGCACAGACATATTAGGTGGTATGTTTGGAACAAAAAAAAATAATAACATAGGATTATGGCATAATATTATGGATTCTTATATACAACAGGGAAATAGAGATTATGACCAAACATTTTTATCGAATCATATCTATCCGCGTATAATAAATGATTGTATAATTCATGCTTCCTTTTATAAAAAAGAAAACTTTTGTTTAAATTTTCCAATCGATTATGATAGAGAAAGAAATTTTGTAGGCGAATATGTATACGCGGATGGCACTAAATCGATACATCATTATAATATACTTTTAATTCATACAACCGGTAGTTGGGTAGGTTCATCCTTAAATTATAATATGATAGATGATATATTATACGCATCATTATATAATGGAAATGGTAATTTAATTAATTCAAAAACAAGAATAAATCCAGATTTTAAATATTTAAATAATAATGGAGAATTACAAATCGAAAAATGCGATAATTTAATAATATGTTTACCATGTAATCAAATAGGTAATTGTTTAAGAAATATTGCGTCAATGTATTTATTAGCAAAATCAAAAAATATGAACTTTTGTATAAATTTAAACTATGTTCATTCAGAAAAAGAAAAATATACAATTAAACATTTATTTCCATATATAAATTTAATACATGATACGTGTAATAATATACATTATTCCGAATGTATGTCACTTAATAAAAATTACTGCACAAATTATGACTTAATAAAGGAAGGAACCATTGATATAAATAATGAAATATTCAACAAAAATATATTCGGAATATCAGAATTAATATATAGTGTTGCTCCCAATAATTTGTCAGACGAGGATTATATTAAAAATAAAATAATGTTTTATAAAGAAAATGGTTATTTTGATGAATTAAATAAATATTACGACCAATTTATAGATGATAATAATTTATTGGATGGTTATATTAGTATACATATACGATATACCGATAATTTGACAGATACAAATAAAAATAATAATAGTTTAAATACACCACTTGAAATCTTTTATAAAAAACTAGAATCATTGAAAAATGATAAAATTCTTATATGTAGTGACAATATTAATATCATGGATGAATTAAAAAATAAAAATAATAATATGTATTATTTTCCGAATAATATTAATAATTTATTACAACCTATGTATGAAATGTATTTATTATCCAAATCTAAATTAATTATAGGTAGCACATCTTCTACATTTAGTTATGAAGCCGCTTTTTTTGAAGGTACTGATATCGAGTTATACGAAAATAATGAATGGGGTTTATATGAATTATCGAAATATCATTGAGTTAAAGTATACATTTTTAAATAATTAAATTTATATTATGATAAACATTTATAATATAAATATAGATAAATATAAACAATCCGCGATAAATGCGATAAATTCAGGATGGATATCCAATCATGGAGAATATATACAAAAAACAACCGAGATAATAAAACAAATATTAAATGTAAAATATTGTATTTTAATGGCAAATGGAACGTGTGCTACACATTGTTTATTCTTGTCCTTGAAATTTAAATACCCCCATATTTCTAATATATATGTTCCAAATAATTGTTATATTGCTGTTTATAATTGCGCATTAATGGCATATAATCAAATAAATGTTCTTAAGATTGATATAGATACTTGGAATCTGAATACAGATACTGATTATATATTGTCATTAAAACAAAATTCAGCAATAGTTATTGTTCATAATTTAGGAAACATAGTAAATATAAATATTATAAAAAAAATAAGACCTGATATAATATTGATAGAAGATAATTGTGAAGGATTATTTGGAAAATATGAAAATATGTATACAGGAACAAACCCACAAACGTTATGCTCATCTATTTCTTTTTATGGAAATAAAATTATATCATCCGGAGAGGGGGGCGCCTTTTTAACAAATGATGATGATGTTTATACGCATATAAATAGTGTATATTCGCAAGGAATGTCTCCTATAAAATATATACATAATGTTCACGCGTATAATTATAGAATGACTAATATAGAGGCCGCATTTTTATATGACCAACTGAATGATATTACAAATATAGTTGATAATAAAAAAAGAATATTTAATAATTATATTTCATTATTAACTCCATTGATTAAAAATAATAGAGTTAAAATATTTAAACAAGATGACAATACAGAATCCGCCGTATGGATATTTTCATTAAGAATAATAAATAATACCAATATTGAAACCACAGTAAAATGGTTTAATCAGAATAATATAGATATACGCCCTTTTTTTTATCCAATACATAAACACGCTCACTTAAGAAATATAGAATGTAATGATATGACATCTACTTTATTAAACAATGAAATCATAATGATTCCTAGTTCTCCGAATATTACATTAATGGACCAAAATAAGGTAATAGATGCTATATATTCATACATTTTATTAATAAATAATATAGGTGTTGCGATTATTGATATCTTCAATATAGAATTATTGGATGAATTTATAAAAAATATAGATAGCCAGTATTTTACATATTATAATAACAGAGAGAGTAAATATACATCAACTCATAAATTGACCCTATTATTTTATGACACGACAACAAATGAATATTTCGGATACTCTCATATAAATAACGATAATTGGTTTGGTATATACTTAAACCAAAATTACAAAAATAAAAAATTAGGCGGACTACTATTAAATTATACGATACAACATGGCCGAATAAATGAAATATACTTATCAGTTAATATGAATAATACACATGCTATAAAATTATACACAAATAATGATTTTATTACATATAAATCGTGTGATAAAAATCATTATATGAAAAGGATTATACATCAAATATGTTAATAGTTTTAAAAATATTTTGTATTTCTGATTGTGTATAGGTATCATTTGAAAATGTATAATTATAAAGAGGTATATTTTCTATATTTATAATTATGGTAGTGTCGTATTTAAAATAGTCGATAAGTTTATTATTATTACTAGTAATATGTATTTCATCATATATGAAAGAATAATATTCTATATAATTAAAAAATGGTTCAACATTATCTATTTTATCATTAATAAAAATATATAATTTTGTTATATTATAGCATTTTTGTTCTTTTATCTCTGACAATAAATTTATTTTATTTTTTATTCGAAATCGAATATCATTATAGTCAATACATTTTATACAAAGTTCTGTATAATTATTTACTTCCTTATTATCTCTCAGTATATCCATTAAGTCCCATATTAATAAATTTATTTGTTTAATGTAATTATATAATTTTTTATGAGTTTCTATGTAATCCTTTAAAATAGTATTCAATAAGTTATATTCGTTTAAAATATGAATTCTTCGTGTATCATTACTTTTTTCTAATTTTATATCTAATATAGATAGTTTGTCTAATCCTTCGCCAATCGATACAGGTAAATATAATATACTCATATATATAATGAGCAAAAAAAAGTATTAATTGGACTTGTGGGACTATATAGAACATTTAAATTAACAAGTATAGAATTATTTAATAAAATAATATTACCAAATATAAAAAATTATGATTTTGATATTGTTATTAATACTGATTATGAGTGTAATTTATTAACTTCAAATAGACCAGATAATAATGATAAGTATACAAAAATAGAACATTTATACGATGATTTATATAAGCATTATAATATACATAATCAATTAAAAGATATTATTATTTATAATAAACCAACTGAGTATATTATTTTTCCTTGGTTTCTCTTTTATAAAAGAATACAACAAATAATAGAAAAATACAATGATATGTATGATGTAATCATAGATAGTATTTTAAATTTAGATACAATTCATAACGAAATATGTTTTATTACTGGATATAATACAAGAAACGCCTATTTACATAATAGAGATATGGATTTTATGATATGTGGAAATTATAAACCATTTATGTATTGGATATATTTAATTATAGAAACATTTAATACAATATTAAATAAAAAAAGGGAATCATTTAATTTTTATAATAAATTTAATAACACACTTATTAAAGAAATTAATACAATAAAAAATAATAGTGTAACTAATTTAAATAGCATTCAAACAAAAATTAAATTATTACATACATCTGATGAAATTATTGATAATTATACATTAAATAATGTATCGCAACAATTTAATTTAAATAAATATTATAATTTGTCTAATACTTATATATTTCATAATATATTATATAATATAAGCATTATTTTACAAAATTATAATGTGGTTTTAAGCGAAAATAAATGTATAATTATACATTCACATATTATAAGATGAACGCCTACATATTATCGCATAACGGATTAGGCGATAATATATCCATGATAGGAGCAGTAAATTTTTTATTACAATATTACGTAAAAATATATTTTATATGTAAAACCAAATACGAATCAAACGTAAGACTATTCTTTAATGATAATGTTATACTTATACCTATAAATGAAAATAATGAATTTAATGAATGTAAGGAAACTATTATGAACGTATATAACACGAATGATATTTTTGTCTGTGGTTGTCATAAGGAATACGTATCATCCAAAATTACAAATAAACACATATTAAGCCACATACAAAATAATACCAATATAAAATACGGGCACATATTCGATTTTTATAATTGTATTGGATTAGATACACACATATATATTAATTATTTTAATATACCAAGCACAACAATAACTACAGATTATTATTATAAAATTAAAAAATACAATATTATGTTTGTTCATACACAAGGCTCTAATAGGAGTATAAACATTTCGAATATAACGAATCCATTTATAAATGATGATAATATTATCATTTGTCCTAATAAAAATATGTATACACAGGAAAACAAGCATTACAAGTTAGCAAATACTTATATTAATTTACCTGTTGCGTATTATATCGATATTATAAAAAATTCAAAAGAAATACATGTGATTGACTCTTGCTTTTCTTGTATAGTATATCCGTTACAATTAGCAGGATTATTAAATTGTATAATTAAAATATATGACATGTAATAGCTATATCGTAATATGTTGTCGTATAGCTTGATAAATATCCCATACTTCATCTATCGAATTATAAGAAGTTTTTTGTTTAAAATAATTAGTCATTAAATGATTTGCTTCTCCTTTATCTGAATTACTCTGTAATACATGCTCTGCTGAATAATTATTAATAACGCCTGCTCTTATATTATAGTAACCAAATAATAAATCTACACCCCACATCCATTTGTTTTCTAATGTATGTAATGAAAAAAATTTATTTAGTTCATCTGGTTTTAATAATAATAAATAAACTTCTACAAAATTATTAATTGTTATATTATCATATACATTCATAAACCAATGGCTGCTTTTAATAATTTTAGGTGACACTATTTCTATATTATGTAATTTTTTTAATTCAATCATATGCGGTATATTTAAATTTATTATCTTAACATCATCCAATATAAACAATATATAGTCATAATTAGGTAATATATTATTATGTGGATTTGTTAAAAATAATTCGGTTAACACGCCTTTCTTTTTATAAATAAAAAATTCATTTATAATATTTATTTGTTTTATATTATTTAATATATTTTGTATAATCATATCATCTTCTTCATAACAATTAATCATAATGTCAAACTTATTATTAATATTATTATAAATATATTTAATATTATGTATTAATATGTCAATTTTTACTTCTAAATCAGGGCCACCTATTGATGCTATATAATATAGTATTTTCATAATTATAATATATATGTGAAAATACTATATTATAACAATATATTAATTAACATCTTGTATATCAATACATGTGATTGACTCTTGTTTTTCTTGTATAGTATATCCGTTACAATTATCAGGATTATTAAATTGTATAATTAAAATATATGACATGTAATTAATATTATTATATTATACATGAAAGTTATTCCATTAGGGTTACAATGTTCTGTCCCAGAAGGAATTAAAAGAGCAAATTTACGTGAATATTCTTATCCATTTGATTGGTTATGGACTCCAAGTAAAACAACTTATAATATATTATATATTCTAATAAATGAAAATGTGGATAAAGCAGTAGATTATATGACTACTGGATATAGTTATTATAAATATCTTAATAATGAGCATTACCTATATGTTAATAAGATTACAGAGTGTCAAATGAATCCTAATACTGGATTAGGAATTACACATTTTACAATTAACGATGAGTATAAAAATAAATTAAAAATAAGATTGGAGCGAATGTTGAGAGATATAAAATCAAACGAAAAAATAGTATTTATATACGCCGACGCAGCAAATTTGAATTTTAATTATCATTTAAATGATATTGAATATGGCGTAGATGCTACAGAATATTTATTAAAAATATATGAATTAATATATCCACTTAATAATAATATTAAAATAGTATATTTTTGCTGGAATATAAGAAAAAGTGAAAATGGAATAATTGAATATATTGCGTATGATTTTAAACAACATTGGGGGCATGTAAGTGAATTAATAAAAAATTATTTAATTAATATGATAAAAGATAAATAATATATTTTTAAATTTAATTATAAAATAATTATATATATGATATTAATTATTAGAGGACATATTCGTAATTCATTTGAATCGACTGAATTACTTACCTTTATAAAATCAATATATGCGATATATCCAGAGTTAAAAATATATATACACACTTGGAATATTATTTCGAATAATATAAGTTGGAGACATATACAAATCAATAACACAACTGTAACGGAGAAATTAATTTATAATTATTTTAATGATTTAAAACATTTAATTAAGCATATTATTATAGATGATGACAAAAAAATAGAGTTAATCGGAAATTTGAAAGGTAATATAAATAATGGCCCTATGCCAATTATAGGATGGAAAAATTATTGGTATGGTAAATATAAAATAATAGATTATATATTTAATACAGAACTGAATGACACTGTTATAAATTGTAGATTTGATATACTCAATAATAGTAATATATTTAATAGGAATATGTATATACATTTTATAAAAAATATTGATGTAAATGCTAACAAAAATATGTTTTTATTTGACCATGAATGTGATGGAATTGATAATATTTACGCAGGAAATGTAAATACAATGTATAAATTATGTAACGAATTTTTTTATAAATTAGATGAAATTATCAGTAAAAATAAAGATACAGTAAATCAAGAAAAACTTGTTTATAGAATGAATAATATATTATTTTAAATTAATTACATTATTCCATTTAGAATAACACGCATTACGCGTTAAATGAACTTTACTAAATTGATACGCATTTTCAGCAATTTTCAATCCTTCATCATAATTATCAAGACACCATTGGGTTTTTTCAATTAAATCAGATAAATCTCTTTTTACAGGAATATAATGTTCCCATTCTTTTAAATATTCAAAGAAAAACTCCTTATGTGGTCTATCTACAAGTAATAAAGGTCTATGAGACCAAAGCAAATGTTTAAGTCTCCCAGAATATCCATTTCCTTCAATATCAATTAATATAGAATATTTTTTTACTAATTCAGGAGTAGATATATATTTACTACTATTAAGAAGTGTATTTCCCGATTGTATCCAACTCATATCAAAAATATCAAATAATTCTTTATTATTACCTATGTCTAGTAATTTTTTTCTCATAATATTTGTATTTGTATTTCCTATCCAACCAACTTTATTTATTTCATACTTATTTAATCCAGCATTATCTATTTCTTCAACAAATTTTTCATAATCATTTATACCAACTTGAGGCCAAGAATGAAAATTGAAATCAGGAACAAGTTTATTATAATTATTTTGTTTACTATACGTGTAATCATTATTATTAATTTCATAATCTCCAGTATTAACTTTAATTTCATTGAAATCATTCCAATTATATATTTCATTTGCTCTTTGAATACACCAAATTGTAGATGAATTACGACTTTCATATCCGCCTAAATCATTAAACATGATTTTTCCTTTATACTTTTTAAATGTAAACGACATATTATATATAATAAATTATATATATATAATGAATAATTCTATTCTAACAGGAAAAAACGTATCACCCTTAAAACAAAATATGGAGGATGGCCAGTTCTCTCTTATGCGTAAAATATGGAGGAATACCAGAGACACTAATGAAGTAGGAGCGACTGTAACCTATCCAGACAGTTCTTCTTATACCGAGAGAAAGAAGGCGCGGGCACTCGGTAAGAAATCATATAATTCGCCATTAAGTTATACATCATATGACCCCGTAGGGACATATCATACTAAACGGCGCGTAATTTCAGCAGGGACGGTTTCTCCTAAAAAGAAAGGGTTTACGCGCGTTTAGATTTAGTCTTCTTCTCCTTCTTTACAAATCCGAACTTACCCTTTTTCGCAAAGTAGCCGTGCTTTTCTAACCGTTTCTCGCGCTTAGCAGTTATATGCTTTTTACGAGACACGATTTCACCATGTTTATTTTTTAGTAAATCCTTTTTAGTTAATCCGCCAGTAGTTTTTTTCGCATTTCCGTGGAAAACCTCAGCTCTGGAACCAAATGTTCTTTCGGGCATTATATATTTAACTAAGAAAATAATTACAAATTTATTAATTCGGGTTCATCTACGCGGTTTATAATAATTGTATCATCATATACAATTCTACTTTTAGCATCTAAATAACCGTATTTTAACGTATACATACTTATTGGTCGAAATGAACCCAGTATTTCTATTTTTATGGTTCCATAATAAAAATCATACGTTCCATCGGCTTCAGTTCCATCTACTATATCAGTGTTCTTTCTTGATTCAAGACCACTATATTTAAAGTTGGTTTCTTGGTTTTTATTTAAAAATGCTACTTGATACAACCTTGGAACATACAGATAATATACTCCTATATTGAATCCATACAGTTGATTTGAATAAAATAAGGATGATTGTTTATTATTAAGTTCATAAATAAATAAATGAACGCCATTAAATGTTATTCCTGTTAATATTGAGGTCTGTTCCATTGGAACTGTTTTATTTTCAGATACAATATCTGTTGTATATATTTTAGGTGTAACAGGTGAAATCGTAGAATAAGGCGTTTTAGAGCACTTGATGGTATTTTGTTTATCAGCAACCGAATCTAATAATATATTAAGAAAGTTTAATGTAAATCCACCATATCTGTATTTAAAAGTGTCTACTGGGTCATTATTATTATATATAAATAATTTATTATAACTTATGTCCTGTGGTAATGTAACCATTATTGTAGCGCCATATGTGCCCGGTGTCCCGACCTTGGTAACATATTTATATTCATTCAAATCCATTTTAGGAGAGAATGATAAATCCATGCCCTCATTAGAAGGGTGTTCTACATTAAATACATAACTATAGGTCGGTATAAACGTATCTTCTACTGAATAATTTTTAAATATAAAATATTTTATTAATTCTGTTCTCTCTGTCTTTGTTGTCATTTGGCGAGTTACTACATAATATGTTTTTTTAATAATTATATCAGGAACTTCTTCAATTACGATGGGTTCAACTATACCGTAAACTGAATTATATTCAGCTGTAGATAAATTATCTAGAATATAATTTAACATAATCATTAAAGTAGGATGTTTTATTGCCAATGGTTCAAAATATCGCATATACACGACGTATTTAAAACATAATAACAATGATTTATTTCTCGCATAATCGGCCGCTAATATAATAGTGTTAATATTATCCGTGTTTGAATTATTATAACCTACTCTACGTTTTCCATTTGTTTTAACCATAGCCGACTGCATCATTTTGGTAGATACCCCGTTATGCTTTTTCGTAATACCTTCGTCACATTGTTTTTTATTACATGACAATTTCATATTAAAGGAAAAGATTTTATAAAATTGATTTAATAATTATTCATTAGGTTTATATAAAAAATGTCTCTTACTCAATATCAAGAGAAAAGCGAAAAAGCTCATATTTTGGAAAACCCTGACACTTATACAGGGTCAATTGAAAATGTATCTGGACCTATGTATGTATTCAAAGAAGAAGGAATCCATTTAACAGATATTGATTATAATCCGGCGCTTTATAAATTATTTGATGAAGCAATCGTAAACTGTAACGACCACCATATACGAACAAAACGAAAAAAGGAATCTGACCCGACCACTGAAGTTGTGACTTCGATACAGGTTGAGATTAAAGATAATATGATTACCATGACAAATAATGGTGATGGAATTGACGTTGAGATACATCCCACATTACAAATATATATTCCTGAAATGATATTTACACGATTGCGAACATCGACCAATTATGATAAAGAAGAGAAAAAAATCACTGGCGGTAAAAATGGGTTCGGAGTGAAGTTAGTATTTATTTGGTCTACCTGGGGGCGAATTGAAACAGTAGATGCTAAGCGAGGTCTGAAATATGTTCAAGAGTTTGAAAACAATTTGGATATTGTTCATAAACCCAAAATTACTGAAAGTAAAAAGAAACCCTATACTACGATTCAGTTTATTCCAGATTATAAACGTCTTGGACTAAAGGGGCTAACCGAACAAATGGTCCAATTATTTCAAAGGCGGGTATATGATATGTCAGGCATTACTTCGAAAGAAGTAAAAGTCAAATACAATGACGAACTTATTCCAGTAAAGGATTTCAGTCAATATATACACCTATATACGAAACAAGAGTCCGTAAGCGAATCCTTTGATAGATGGAATTACACTGTTTGTTTGAGCGATGAATTCAAACAGGTATCGTTTGTCAATGGTATATTTACATCTAAGGGCGGGCGACATGTTGATTATATTGTAAATCAAATTATAAAAAAAATGTGTGAATATATTTTGAAAAAGAAAAAGATTGAAATTAAACCATCCATCGTGAAGGAACAAATAACCATCTTTCTAAATTCAACGATTGAGAATCCATCCTTTGACAGTCAAACAAAAGATTATTTAAATACGCCTGCTGCTAAGTTTGGCTCGGCCTGTGTCGTCAGTAATAAATTTATAGAGAAACTCGCGAACTTGGGAGTGATGAATACAGCGTGTGAATTAAATGAAATTAAAGATAAGAAACAGGCAAAAAAGACTGATGGGTCAAAAAGCAAACGAATTCGAGGCATTCCAAAACTGAATGATGCGAATATGGCAGGAACTAAAGATTCCGAGGAATGTACTCTTATTTTGTGCGAGGGAGATTCAGCTAAATCGGGTATTGTTTCGGGGCTATCAGCGAATGACCGCAACTACTATGGTGTGTTTCCAATGAAGGGAAAGTTATTTAATGTTCGTGGCGAAACAACAAAGCGAGTTACTGAGAATGCTGAGATTGCTGATATAAAGAAAATATTAGGATTAGAAATGGATAAAGTGTATACAGATACGCAGTCACTTCGTTATGGAAAAATATTGATTATGGCGGACCAGGATTTAGACGGTAGTCATATAAAAGGATTGTTTATTAATATGGTGTCCTGTTTGTGGCCGTCTCTTCTTAAGATTGATAACTTTATCGGATTTATGAATACACCCATTTTAAAAGCAACTAAAGCAAACAAATCGATATCCTTTTATAACGACCAAGAATATGATGTATGGAAATTGGAGAATCCATCAGGTTGGAAAATCAAATATTATAAAGGTCTCGGAACAAGCACGTCGGCTGAATTTAAAGAATACTTTAAAACCAAAAAAACTGTCGGAATTTGCGTGGACGACAAAGACATGGAAGATATGGATATGTTGTTTAATAAAAAGAAGGCAGACTTTAGAAAGACATGGCTATCTGTATATGACCGTAACGACCATATAGATACTTCGAAAGATAAAATTATGCTTGGTGAATTTATTCATAGAGAGATGAAACACTTTTCAAAATATGACTGTGACCGGTCCATTCCTAACCTTATGGATGGTTTTAAAATTTCACAAAGAAAAATTATGTATGGAGCATTTCTAAAAAATCTAAAGGAAGAAATTAAGGTCGCGCAATTTAGCGGATTTGTATCTGAGAAAGCTGGCTACCATCACGGTGAAGCAAGTCTCAATGGTGCCATCGTAAATATGGCGCAAGATTTCGTCGGCTCGAATAATATTAATCTATTACAGCCCAACGGACAGTTTGGCACTCGTCTTCAAGGCGGAAAAGATAGCGCATCCGAAAGGTATATCTTTACGAAGCTGTCTTATATCACTCGTCTAATATTTCAAAAGAAGGATGATGCGATATTAACATATTTGGATGACGACGGATACATGGTTGAGCCCATCTTTTATATTCCGATTATTCCCATGATTCTTGTGAATGGAACCGAAGGTATTGGCACAGGGTTCAGTTCAAAAATCCCGTGTTTTAATCCTGTTCATATTATTAAATATATTAAGGATTCGATTGAAGGAAGAGAAGTAGAACCAGAATTTGTTCCTTACTATAAAGGCTTCAAGGGAACAATTGAGAGAGATGTTATACCAACACGATTTATTACTCGAGGTGTTTACACGATTAAAAAGAATAAAGTGGATATTAGTGAATTGCCTATTGGAACATGGAATGAGGATTATATTATATATTTAGAGAAATTGGTGGATGCTGGGACAATCAAAGATTATAAGGATTTGTCTACTGACAAAATAGTAAACATTCAAGTTGTATTACAGAGTGAAGATGATGACATTGATAAAATTCTCAAATTATCAACCTATCTCTCTATCAATAATATGAATTTGTTTGATGAGAAGGAGCAATTAACTCACTACAATGAAGTGTATGAGATTTGTGACCACTTTATTAAAATCCGTCTAGACTATTATGACATACGCAAAAAGCATTTGATTTTACAACTTGAAAAAGACACCAATATATTGCGGAATAAGTTTACCTATATTACGGAACTATTGAACGGCACAATAGATTTAAGGAAAAAAACGATTCAACAAATCCAAGATATTTTAGAAAGTAAATCCTATATTAAAGTGGATGATAATTATAATTATCTTGTAAAAATGACAATGGATAGTGTGTGTGAAGAAAATGTAGCATATCTTAAAAAGGAGTATGAAGATAAACTAAAAGAGTTGGAAGATATAAAAAATACTACAATTCAGCAAATGTGGATAAAGGAATTAACCAATTTAGAAAAATTTCTTTAACTCTAATGTTTTATCAGTATATTCAGATAATGGTTTATCAAGAGGAACGACCAAGGTTGACGCATCCCTTTTATACATCATATAACCTTCAACCTCGCTATATAATTTAGGAACACAATAATCAATTACTAATTTATTTAATTTTTCAATTTGTTGAGTTAAGTTGTCCGGTTGGTTGTTACTGTGCTGTAAATACATGGCCCTCATAATAACATTTAAATCATCTTTACTTTGTTCGTCAATAATATATTTTTTATTGGATGCCTTATACACTCCAGCTCTTAGAGCATTTTGTATTATTTGTGCGTTTTTTACAGAAAAAAACAAATTAGATAATGCTGTGTTTTGCTGTGTGAATTTCAAGTTATCATACATGGTCCGATTATCTTGAACTATTTTATCTTGTAAAAAAAAAGGTGTGCCATTTTCTTTAAAATCTATTCTACCATTCATTTATATAATATTATATTTAATTATATGATATTTTACAAAAATGTTTTTTATTCGGCTATTTTATCTGCTATTCTTCTTTTAGTTATAATTGCTATTGTAATGTATTATACGAATAACAAACAAATCTATCCTCCGGTCTTAAGTAAATGCCCCGATTTTTACAATTTAAATGATGCTAATTTATGTGTAAATAGTGGAGTATGGGATAAGAACAAAATAACAACTGGATGTGATAACATCGATTTTTCAGGAAATGAATATAATATACAAGGTGTTGGACCAACTAGTGGATTATGTAAAAAGAAGGAGCGGGCGTCTGAATGCGGAGTATCCTGGGACGGGATTACAAATAATTATTCTATATGTTAAAACTAATTTAATATGATATTGATTATATATAAAATGGATAAACTTAATTATTATATTAATAATTCAAGCAAGCCTATATTTGTATATGGAAAATCCGGAGTAGGAAAAACGTCCTTATTAAATAAATTACAAATGACAGTTAAATTTATTTCAATTCAAGACATAAATTCATATGAAGAATTGTGTATGTTTGCGCAACCGACCATATTACAACAGATGATGAATAAACATTTTAAACAAGTATGTGTTATTGATAATATAGATTATTTACAAAATAATGATAAAAAAATATTAACGTGTTTATTAAAACAGTTTAAACTTGAAGAGAAGAAAAAAACGCGCCGTAATTTTACCATCATATTATGTGGCACAAATTATTATGATAAAAAAATAAAAGAACTTATAAAATTTTGTAATGTTATACAAATTCATAATGACACTACCATGTTATATAATCAATATGAAAAAAATATTCAAAATAGTATTAAAAAAATAATGAATAAGGAGTTTAAAAATGATTTTATGATTGAAAATGAAAAAGCAACTCAATCCTTATTATTCCACGAAAATATTATAGATTTGGTTAAAAGCAGAGAAGATATAATATTTTACAGACAATTTTTAAAAAATTATTGTATAGGTGATTATTTTGACCGTATAAGTTTTCAAAAGCAATTATGGTTATTTAATGAAATGACATATTATTTCAAAATATTACACAATTATCATTTATATAAAACAACTACTTTACAACCAAAAAAAAATACGGATTATAGATTTACAAAAGTTCTTACAAAATATAGTAATGAATATAATAACAATATATTTATTATTAATTTATGTAATAGACTAAACTGTTCTAAAAAGGAATTGTATTATCATACATTAAATAAAAATAGTAATATAACGGCAATCGAACTTAATAGAGCGGAGAATTATTTTCAATTAAAAAAGGATTGAAGATTTTTTTCATTTATGACCGACAATAGTTTATTAAGTTGGGCTTGTTTTAATTCTAATTCCTTATTTAAATGTTCCGTTTCATCTATTTTAAATTTAAGAGCTTGTATAATCTCGTTCTGATTTAATACCCGCGTTGTTCCATCGGGGTTTTTAATACTTATACTAGTTTGAGCTAGTTGCGCTCTCTCTACATCACGTCTCTTGGTTTCAACAATTACATCGGGTTTATATTTTAGTTCACCTAATTCATAACTTTTTAATAAAATATCAATGTCTTTCATATAGAATTGTTGTAATGTTGGGCTCTTAATAAAATTCTTTACCTTTAATCCCGACTCATGACACATCTTATTATTTGTATCAATTAATTTTCTTTTATCAAATGTATTTTGTTCGTGAGAGAAGACAAGGATTGTTTTTAGTGGGTCCAATTGAACGAATGGAATAGTGTAATCCTTTAAAAAATGTTTTTCCTCTGCCATAACTGCGTTATCTTCATACCGAGTTTCCTTTAAAAGAGTGCGTTTAAAGGCAAATGTTCCTGCGGTTGAGTGATTGGGACCATACGGTCCAAACCGATACATTTTATTCAACGTATTAAACCAAATATATAATTCACTTGACCCAGCGCATAACGCATTACTATTTGTTAATTTGTCTACAGCATGAGATACTCGATTTGTTGGGTAAAAATCATCATCATCCATGTAAACTATTATCGCCGAGTCTTCTTTAAACGAACACATATCATGCATATAATTTCTTTTTTTACCCAAGGTCATTTTTTCTTCCATTGGGAAATACTTTACAAAGGGTATATCTTTAACTAAGTCACCTATCTTATCCATACCATCATCTACAATAACCCATTCTAATAAATTATGAGGATAATCTTGTGATAATATGGATTCTATAATTCCTTTAAAAAAAGGTCTTCTATTAAAGGTTGGCGTACATATACTTACACGCGGCAAATTTGTGGTTATTTTTTTTGACTGATTGCCCTTTGATTTTTTCATTATAACATATTATATAAATATTGTTTATTTAATTATTTGAGTTAAATCTTCTAATTTATCTAAAATATCGTTTAGGAATGTAAACTCTATCTGATTAATTATGTTACGCAACATATGTATAATTATTGGGAAAAAAATCATTCCAATGAAAATTATAATTCCATATGCCGAGACAAATGATATTTTTTTTAAAATTTCGGCTTTATTGGGGTCATTGGCTATACATGTGAATCCGCTTATACCGCTTATTATTAAAAAGGGTATTTGTTTCATTGCTGCTATCATGGGTATAATTAAAACAAAACTTATAAAAAATATCCAATTATAATCACCGCAAGCAACAGTTGACGATTCCTTTGATTCTGTTTTTGATTTAGAGGCTGCGCCACTTTTACTACTACTTTTACTACTTTTACTACTACTTTTCTTATTTGTAATACCCTCTTTTATATTAAGACTTGCGCCAACAAGCCAAAGTGCTACTGGTACAATTACTATACATATAAAATACATGGTCCTCAATACATTTGCCGAACCCGCGCCATCCGCAAATACAAATCCATATACTAAATACATTATATAGGTTAGTATAGACGGCAATAAACATAATACATATACGACCGTTATTATGGAAAATATTGAAAAAATAATATCAAAAATAAAGGATGATTTTTTCTTTTTACCTTTCATAAAAGCCGGTATAAATCCATCTATAAATTCTCTCAAAAATTTTAACATAAAAAACATACCAAGATATAATATAAGAACACCTAATGAATAAACACCTTTTAAATTTAATATATTGTATAGGCCTTTAATAATAATGTTACTCATATTAGAAGATACTAAATAGGCCGCTCTAGCCACGTATAACATTGGCTGCATACCTTCCAGGTCCTCTATATTTTGTTTATTACAATAATCTTCTTTAAAATCACTCATTACAGCCTCAATAATTTCCTTGTCATCTATCTTAACAGATGTAGATGTATTGGTTTCTTGAATTCCTGAGCACGATTTATTCTTTTTACTTTTTGCGATATATTCTTCATATGAATTACACGGATGTAACGTAAAATAAAAAGATGCCATAACGCCAATTGTTTTTAATTCGCTATATTTATTACTCAATAATATCAGAATAATAACCATTCCAATAGAAAAAATAAGTAATACATTTGGAATTAAACTTTTCATTTTAGGCATTAATTTTTTAATATCGATTATATTAAATGTATTTGGTTCATCTTCTGAATTATCCATTAAATATATAATGATATTTTATAATGGAGAAATTAATTATTTTATTATGTGTTGTTGTATTAATTTTATTGGTTAAACCTTACTATGAACCATTCACTCAGGATTTTTACCCACATCAATATGCGTCGAATATAATACCTTGTTCGTCTAGCGTAAAGTAAAACTAGCGTAAAGTAAAACTAGCGTAAAGTAAAACTAGCGTAAAGTAAAACTAGCGTAAAAACTATCTAGCGTAAAAACTATCTAGCGTAAAGTAACCCCGCCTGACCTGATACAAACCTTACTATATTATAACGTTCCTCGACAAAGGTTAAATTATAAGAATACTCATACAAATTTAAATTTTTAGTAGTTCCGATAACTGTGCCATTTTGGTCACATACTGTAAAATACTCGGAAGAAGCATCAAACGGCGGTGTATTAGTAAGAAATTCTATTTCTATTGTTTTAAATTTACTTAAATTGATTGCGCCGGATGGTTGTAAATCGTATGGGTCTGTATGTAAACAATAGTTATAAAAATATATTCCATCATCAGAATTACCTTTACTCATTTTATATTTTTCAATATAATTATATATACCGGAATCTAATTCATTCTCTCTATATTTACCATCAAACAATATTGCCATACGTTCCATAATATTCTTTTTATTTAGAGTTGTATTAATATTAGTAATATTCAATAGACTTGATTGTTGTATATAAGAAGTTACTATTTTTTTATAATTTACACCTGGACCAATGTTTTCATTATATACAAATACATTGTTTGAAGTAGTTGGCGCAGGAATTATATCATAAGGTAGTGTATTTTTATAGGGCCAGTTCGTAAAATTGGACCATTCATTCCTTAAATTAATATCATCTCTTTGAAAATACCACATCCATGTAGATGCCATGCCCGTGCTTAATAGTTTGACTCGTCTTGTCCCAGTTACATTCGTAATGACCTCTTCTTTAACATCCTTTATTAAATATTTTTGTTCGTTTTTAGCAAATACAATGGACTCCTCTTCCGATAAAAAGCAATAGGTCGCTATAATATGTATATCGGTATTCCATAAATAGGATTTATTCGCATAATCTTCTGCCAATAACCATTCAGACGGGGGTTGCTGTATAAACCTATAAAATGAATGATATTCGTTATTCGTAGATGGTCTTATTGGTGAAGAAACATACCCATTCGGAACAGTCAAAGAAACATCATTAATCGTATATAAATCTGTTATAGGGCGCAATATAAAATCAATGGTAACATCACTATACTGTAATGCGACTAAGGGGAGTGCCATTTTCGAGGAAAAACTAAACCAAAAATTTAAAGGGACGTATATTTTTCGTCCTCTAATAGAAGGTTCTCGTCCAACATTTGGGATGCCTGGTTCAGCAGAAATATAAAACACATTTGGATAATTGTTAAATCTATTGTCGCCATTTTCTGGACGATTTAATTCATTTGTCATGCCAATCATTTTATTAAATAATGCCAATTTATTCGCATCTAAATCTCTCTCTACCATATTTTTTATATGTTGCCCTGAATAAGACTGTATAACTTGTCCGCCAATAGATAAGGTAACCTTTTTAATTATATTTGTCCCTATATTTTCAATCCATCTAAACTCATATGGTTTCCAAACATCATCTACTGCTCCCGGATGATTTGGAAATATACCCGGAGGAATAATGGGGCTCCAAATATCTGGAAGATTAAATACTAAAAACGTATCTAATAACAATTCGGCATTTCTAGGTATTTTAAACGTGAATGCGCTATCTTCATTTAAATTTAAGTTTTTTTGCCCGTTATAATCAAGCCTAATATTTTGTAATCCAAAATTACTATATTTAGCATATACGGTTTTAAAAAACGTTTTACTTGGGTTTCCATTCAAAATGATATTTTGATTTCCATATGAAATAATATTTAAAAGACCACCTGGCATATATTTTAATAATATATATTTCTATATTATTAAATATCTAATAATTATAAATGGATTTACTGAAAGAACAAATAAAAGAAGTTAATTCTGTTACAGTTATACAACTATTAGTATTTTTTATTTTAGTTCCAATATGTGTTTACACGATTGTTCAAATATCACGACAAAAATCAAATTGTTCTAGAATAAGCGAGATTAAAGGATTAACAATACAAAATATAGACTCTGTTATGGCTGACTTAACCTTACAACAAGTATATGTTAAAACCGCATATAACTGTTGCTGTAGCGGAGATTTTAAAAATGATTATGTAGATAATTGCGCATTATTAAATTGTAATAACCAAGGAGTAAGAGCATTACATTTTGATATTTATTCATTAGCGGGTCGCCCTGTTATTTCAACCTCTACTGTAACGGGTAATAAATATAAAGAATTATATAACCAGTTAGATATGTATGATACCATGCGAATTATTAAAACAAAGTTTATGAGTAAGAGCGACCCTTTATTTTTAATATTTAGTGTAAATAGTGAATTAGCCGCAACATATGAATCAATGTATGCTATATTATTAGAAATTTTTGGGACAGGAAACTCTACAGGAAATGTAATATATTTTACGAATGATATAGGTGGAGCTAAATTATCAGACCTTATAAATAAAGTGGTTATATGCGTAGAAGCCTATAATAAAAAATTATTTTATGCGAGCTCATTGGCATTGATAACATCATTAGACTTAAATGGGTCTACGAGTAAAATATATAAAGAATCTGATATATTGGATTTTTATACAAATTCAGACACAGCAAGTGAAAAAATATTCCCATTTCCTCAGGTATTATTTCCCAATAAACAAAAGTCGTCCATTAATTATGATTTCGTAACAACTGGTATAAAATACGGAATTACATTTATAGGAATGAATTTCCAAAAAAAAGATTATCATCTAGACTTATACAATACAGGGTTTGGGTCCAGCTCTTTTAAAGAAAGGTTACTTATTCCTCAAACAGAAACAGCCGATACCCCAGGAAATTATTATATTACTGATTTTATGTCAATATAATATATACTTTATATATGGAAGATGCTATTAAAATAAATATAAAATATCAAAAAAAATATAAAAAAGATATGTATACCAAACCATTCTATTTTCATTTAATAGAATCATTTATTTCAAAAAAAGAATTAATCTGTTATGGTGGAACTGCCATAAATGTATATTTACCAAACGACAAAAAAATTTATGAAGATATTGATATTCCGGATTATGATTGTTTTTCGTCGAACCCTATAACAGATGTTAAGGAGTTAGCCGACATATTAGTAAAAAATAATATAGAAAATGTTGAAGTAAAGGCGGCATTATTTAAAGGAACTTATAAAATATTTGTTAATTTTATACCTATTGTCGATATATCTCATTTAGATAAGGAAGTTTTTATAAACGTTCATAAAAAGGCAATCAAAATTAATAATTTACTTTATGCCTCGCCCAATTATTTACGTATTAGTTTATATCAAGAATTATCGCGTCCCTTAGGAGATGTTAGCAGATGGGACAAAATTTATAAACGACTTGAACTATTGAATAAAGCTCATCCACTTTATATACCTAATTGTTCTATTAATGGAAAAGATACACCAGAAACAGAAGAATATATAAATGTAAATAAGGAAATTATTAATATAATTAAAACCAATAAATGGGTTGTATTTGGTGATTATGGCATGAAGTTTTATTTAAAATATTTCCCTAAAAAATATCAAAAGATAGATAGAGTTATTGATATACCTTATATATTAGCGGAAAATATAAAGGATGTAATAAAACATTTACCATTTAAAACCGAACAAAATCATTATTCATATCATTTTTTAAACGATTTTTATCAAATCATGTATAATGGTGTTCCTGTATTATATGTATTTATTACTAATTCTTGTCAGTCCTATAATGAAATAAATGGATTAAGAATTGCGACCATAGATACAATCATGAGTATTTATTATGCGTTGTCCTTTTTAAATATTAAGTTTTTTGATATACACAAAATATTATCATATTGTTATTTATTACACAACGTGAATACAAATGTTGGAGTATGTAAAAGGTTTTATATGCCCTGTATAGGTAAACAACAAACTATAGAGGATATACGAATATTGAGAGATAAAAAATATAAATTATATAAAAGATTTAATTCAAAAAAGATTTACGATGATTACTTTTTTCAGTATAAACCTAAAAAAACAAAAACAAACTCAATGTCAAAGTCAAGAACATACAAAAAATTAAAATAAATTATTTAATACGACGACTTTTACGTCTATTTTTAGACATAGTTCTATTTTGCCTTAAAGGAGCCGGCAATGATTTACACATTTTAATAATGTCAACCTTACATAATGCTTTAACAAGCCCAGACCTATATTTTTGATTAAATGTAATTTTGTGTTTTTTAACGTATTCATAGAATGGTATAGATAATTCTACTTCCTTTATAAATAGCGGGGCTGCTTTATTAGTAAATAATAAAATTATTTTATCAAGAAAATTTATTCGTTTTCTATCTATGGGTTTATCTTCAAACTCATTTAAATTTTCAATTAATATGTTATCCATCTCAGATTTAAGACTGAAAAGACTTGTTCCTAAGCGCGAACTATTAAATGCGTCCAACTGTGTTCCTTTTAATATGTGAATGTTGTCAAATTCTCTAAATGATGCTAATATACTGCCGTTTATGGCTCCACCTCTTCCTTTAAACAATCCTGCCGCAGCACCTAATGCCTTAGTGCCATATTCGGACGCGCCTGAAGCAAGTGACGACCCCAACTCTTTTGCGCCGGATGCTCCTACCGCAACACCAGATACGAGTGATGACCCCAACTCTTTTGCTCCGGACGCACCTACCGCAACACCAGATACGAGTGACGACCCCAACTCTTTTGCGCCTGACGCACCCACAGCAAGTGTTTCACCTATAGTAGCACCCAAACTTTGCGCGCCAGAATAACCTACAGCAGCACCCGATGCGATAGATGACCCCAAACTTTTTACGCCTTCACTAGCTCCTGACGCAATACTATCGCCTAAATCTGCCGCAATAGCAATAGGCGAATAAACCATTTTTTCAATAGCGGCCGTGACAGTTCGATTCGCAACATCAGAAACAGCACTTGATATATGTTGAGTAGCACCTTCTACAAAGTCACCTGTTTTATTTTTTAAGAAACCTCCTGCTTCTGCTACATAATCGGATGTTTCATCTTTAATGTATCTTCCTACTAATAAAAATTTATTTTGAACCGGTGTATCAGACAAATTAAACTCTCTTGCGACAATATTATAACCCTTGTCTATAAATGGTTTGTAAATTCCCTTTATATTCATTACATTTCTTCCAACAACACATAATAATTTTACACTGTATCCAAATATTAACTCCCATAATAAATATTCATTTCCTGTCCGGTGTAATTGACCAAAACTTGCGACAAATAAACCAGTATGGTATAATATTAAATATAACGCACCTATTACTATCCAAATAAACGGTAATAACATCCAACCGACAAAAGGAATAGCATATACATAATTCGACATATTCATTCCTATAAAAAATATAGTTTCGGCAGCTAATCGCAATAAAGTATATAATGTATAATAAAAAAAAAGTATCATATCAAAAATGCCTAAAACCTTGTATCGTCTAGTTGACTGTATTACATCCCCCAATTTATGAAGCGCTTTATGTAATCCTTCCGTAAGTCCTACCGCATCTTCTCTACCGCCTTCGGCTGCGTCTAATGTTTGCGAGAGTCCATCTACTAGTCCATGAACCATTCCCTCTAAGTTTTCTAAGCGTCTATTTCTATTCGCATGAGAATGAAAACTCGAAACATTTTCTGGATTTATACCAAATAATTCAGCAGTTCTATTTCGATTTGACATATTCCTTAAAGGAACACGCGGTATTCTTCTTCGTCGCGAGTATTGAATTTGAGGGAAGGGTTTGGCTCCACTAGGCATTAAGGCAAGTTGATGTGGCTCACTACCTGGTATTACGTGTTGTTGTTCATTAATTGCTCGAGATGCACTTGGTCCAAGCATCAGCATATATATTAACCAAACTTATTAATTAATATATCTACTAAAAATATTAATAAAAATAAAGATAACCCATATACACTCGAATAAAACACTAATCCAATTTTAGACATTCCACCTGATTGTGTTTTTAAAATGTCCCCAAAAATGACAATCAATATACTCATTATATAATTACGAACTTTACCGTCACTAAATAAAAGAAAAAAAATAGTTGCTAAAATTATAACTTTATTTGTTTCAGATACATCATATAAAGTTGTTTTCGATGGTTTAGGTTGTTCTTTAAAATGAACTCTTTTTTCTTGTTCGGGTTCATCTATAATTCTTCTATTTAATGAATTTATATTTTGTTCTGGTAAGTCTCTATTCTCAGGCGGATTTTGGTCGATTGGAAGCTCATTTATATTTGTTGTATTTTGGTCCATATATTTTATAAAATTATTTGAAATCTTCATTTTTTACACATTGATTATTTTCTTTTTTTCATTACATGTTTCCATACGTTCGTTTGGTTCGTAACATTTATCATTGTATTTAATTATTCTCTTTTCATGAAAATCCGGACCTTTAAATACAATACAATTTCCCGAATCACAACCCATTTTAAAAACGCATGATAACCCAAGACCTAACAAAATAGATAATATAATAACGCCTGTCCTAGAACCAACAAATTTTCTAAGATTAATCATTATATTATATATTTATATTAGTTTTGTATTTTTATATTATGTAATAAATTCGCATCTAACGGACACTTTACTTCTTTTAAATCATAACTAAAACAGTTATTTGATTTATCCTTGTATTGATAGTCTTTTATATTATCAGGTGTTGGGTAAATAACGATAATCTTTTTATTTTCCTCTGCTACATAAACATATAACAATCCAATCGACAAACTTATTAAAAATATACGAACATCGATGTATTTAAACATTTATATGACACTATATTTTATTCTAATTCTTCGGGGGTTAATTCAACTTCTGACCCAACCTCTTTGTTTAATATTTGTTCGTTATTATGAATGGGTAAATAATCTGTTACTAACGTAATAAATTCTACATTTGTCATATCATCAAATATTTGAGTATTAGGTATTATTGTAACCATTGATAATTTAGGTTTTAAAAATTCAAACACATCCTTTTTAAGAGTAATTATTTGTGAGTATAATTCCTTCTGTTCTTCTTTAGATGATTCTGAAAATTCATCGACCCTCTCTTTGATTTGTAATTTAATACCATCAATTGTGTTGGTTTCATCGGTCAATGCCTTTTTTTGTTTAATAATAAAATCATCTCGAGTTTTTTTTAAGGTCTTGATTTCTGTTTCGAGCGCATCATATTTTGATTGGTCCATTAATTCAAAATCATATAATACATCGAGCTTGTATTGATTAAATTCATTATATTTTACGGTGATTTCATCATTTAAGAGTTGAATATATCCAGTGTTACTTATTTTTTTTTTCCTAAGAGCATTGTAATCATCTTCAGTGATGTGTAATTCTACCCTTTCTATATTGGCTTCATCTAAATATGTTTTTTTCTCATCTTTTGTGTTAAACCGTTTTAATTGTCTAAATACCTTTTTTTCGAATGTATTCTTTTTATTAAAGAATGTATCTAAATCAACAATTTTTCTTTTCATTATATTTATTATTCTAAATTAATTTGTCATATTAGTGAATTCTTTTGTTTTTATTTTTTGGTAAAATTGTAATTTTGATAATATATAGTCCCGCTTTTTATTTTCTCTTTCATTCATTGTTCGTGTATCTTGCTTACCCTTGTATTTAATATATAAAATGACGCATATTATAAATATAATAATAGCACCAGCGATTAAATTAAATTTAATTGTATTCTTTATAAGTTTTTGTTTATTACATTCATTTAATTGGTGTTTCATTATATTAACAATATTGGGTTCAACTAATTGAGGCCACATTATAATTATATATTTTTTTATTAAAAAAATATAAATGTATAATCCATATGGCAGTAGAAGAATTATCAGGAATAGGATTAAAAAATTTTATGTTTTTCATGATAATTTCTATATTATTTTTAATAATTTGTTATAAGATACCAGGAAATATAACCTTAACTGGCATGTTTTTTATTGCTACATTGATGACACAATGGGCGTTAAATTCCGCCGCAACTGTAAATCCCCTAGTATGTGGAAAATTACAAATTGGAAACGCATTCATATATACATTAATACCATGGATACTAATATTAGGTGTCGGTAATTTATTTTTGTATAATTTTTCTGGATGGATAAGAGTGTTTTCCAATACAATTGGAATGTGGTTTTCTTATAAATTTTTAAATTCTAAACTAAATATAAATGTGGCAGCTGAAACTACCAGCACAGACCCTCAATTTAAAAAAATATATACCGAAATTTTAGAACAACCTCAAACTATAATTAATGAAATTAATATATTAGATAAAGAGGAAGACAAAATAAAACCATTATTTGTCAATTACAAAAAGATAAATCCTGAAATATTTAAAGATGAAAATCAAGACCAAATTATTAAGATTATTAAATACAAAAATAAAATTGGTATTTTAATATGGAATATATTATTTGGTTTAATAGCATCCATGATAAGCACAAATTCTTTACTTAATTCAGGATGTACTATTAATATTATTTAAACATTTACAAAAATAGTATTATACCTAATATGTAAAATATACAATACAATAAAATAGGACAAAATCGCAAATAATATGCTTATGAGCCACAAGGGTAAAATCGAAGTATTTTTATATCCTACACCAAATTGTCTTAAACAGTCATATTTATTATTAAATATAATATCGGGCTGTAGCATGACTATAATTACATACAAGATTACATAAATAATGATTACCAAAAATAATCTATTTATTTGTTCAAACATTTATATATTATTATACTTTTTTTTTAATAATCATCTTCATCAATTTCATCTTCTTCATCTAAATTGGACGCGTCTTCATTTGGGTCATCCAATGAATCAAATTGCGACGGCATAGTAGGCTCATATATATCTAGTTTTTCCGGAACATCACCTGTAATATTATCTAATATTGCTTTAGCATCCAACTTATCCTTTAAATAATTTGCCTTAACATATTGAAACATACCCTTTTGTAATCCAACACCCCATTTTTCTAATTTATGCTCTTTCAATACGCCTTCTGCTTTACGAGCATCCTTGCTTAAACTTTTAAAGTAATCTGTCTTTATTTGAGTCTCGCTCTTTTTGGATAAATTAATTTCGTATTTAATACGGGTTGTATCATAATTAAGTGCCAATCTATTCTCTCTCTCAAATATTTTAATTACTGTATTGAGATAAATATTAATATTCGATTTCTCCTCTTTGGTTAATTTGAATGTTTTATACTCATATAATATTCCTAAAAATATGTGCTGATATAATAAGTTTTGTAGCTCTTGATTTTCTAATTTAATTTTCATTAAATTAATATATCTCTCCATTTCTACCTTGATTAAACTTTTACCAATATCTTCATTCTGTGTGATTTGATATATATTATTATAATAGGTATTTACTGTGTCCGTTACATCCTTTGCGTGTATGGGTGATAAGTCCCAGTGTTTTTGATATACTGTATGAAGCCCATTTTTTTTAGAATAAACCATCTCAGGAAAGGTATATAGCAACAAATTAATTTTATTATAAAGTAGTTGATTCATATGACTATAATGTTCGGTTTCTTTTGAAATTACAAGATTATTTTTATTATTTAATGCCGTGTTATTAAAATTGATTACACTTATAAAATCTTCTGAATTATCATACTTTTTCAATTTAGATATGAATGATTTATTTCTTTCATCCAAATAATTTGCGAGTTTATCTGGCGTATCAAGTAATTGAACGATGGGGTCATCCATATATGGTTCGGGCTCTTTTGGTGCCTCTTTTACGATTCGCTCTGCTACATATTGTATCATATTAATAAATGTATTTTCTGTTACTAAAATGCCTTGATTCTGCATTTTATTAATTTTTGTTTGTAATGTATCATACTTATTGTATTTGGGCACTGGAAATTTAAATCGTTCAAAAATATCGGGGTGAGTTGTAGACCATTTGATTAGACCACTATATATGGTTTCATCTGACAGTGTAGACGATGGTTTTGAAATCATTTTCTGAGTGTTTTCATTAAAATACATTTTTTGATTCAGCAATAATCGTTCCATCTTGCGTAATGGTCTTTTTAATAATAAAATTTCTTTTAATGATGGCATAATGTTCGAATTTTTTAAAAAATAACGATAGGTATAGTTATCCTCATTACAACAGGCATTGACTAGATATGGATTAGATAAATGGTCGGTTAATATAAGTTCTTGTGCGGCTACATGTATGTGTATCTCCTTTTGGACTAATGCTGATAAATAATATATGCGGTCCCTATAATCAGTTATGCTTTCTAATCTTTGCTCGCGGACAATTGTTTCTTTGATTGGTTTTAGACGAGGTAAAAAATTATTCCATACAGTCTGTATATGATGTGGTGCTACAATATCAGGATTTTCCCTCTTTTTAATTAATGCTATTTCTACATCAAAATTGGTTATAACAAACTTTTTAATGTATTGTTTTAAATAATTAATTAATTCGGGTTCAGTAATTTTATTAAATTGACTCCATGGCGCGCTCTTTGATATTCCTTTTACTACACATGCCATATATTTAAGTCCTTCATTCAAGGTCTCGTCCAAGGATAAAGGATAACCACTAAAACTACGCTTACAATTTGGAAATGCTGGAGTTAATTTAAGATTGCCTGGATAAGATTGGATAAAAACAAATACATTACTTATGATAGAAATTAACATTATAGATTTCTTTTTAGTTTCATCCGTGAATGAGGCCGTCGATAAAGTGAATGTATTCAAAATAATATTATATAAATTATTTTCTTCTATGTAATAAACGCCCAAATAAAAGAATAATGTCTTGATGGCCGTTTTAACATAGCGTTCTACTGCCAACTCTTCTACAATAGCCTCACTGAATATTTCCTTATCGGTATCAATTATTACTTCTCTCGCCATAAACCCATCTTCCTCATCAAACACAATTTCTTTTATAATATAACCGCTGTTTTTATCTACCCATTTATCTCCATTGTCGCTTAGTGTGCCTTGCTCTAAACATATTTCTTCAATCACGGCATTATAGTTCTTCTTTATCAAATAAGCATCGGCCAATTTATGGAAAAAGGATGGCAATAATTTTGCGCTTGTCTCAATACAATAATACCAATAATTATCGATTCCACGCTTTGTAAACTTACTAATAAATTTCTGTATTGCTTTATATTTAAATTCCAAATTGGGTTCAATCAATATCCGGTCACGAATATAGGCATAGGGCGATTCTATGGTGCCTTCATTATCTTTTTGCGTTTCAATAATTCCATACCTGTCTCTTTGATTGTTATATTTTAAGTCTCTCTGTAAATTTTTATTATTTAAACTTACCAATAATTTTGAATATTTTTCAGCAGTAATATCATTCATAGACGCATTTACCGCCTTTTCAGTTTCCTTTCGTTGAACTATTCCATCCAAAAGTATTTTAACCCGTTTCGTGTATTCGGATTCCTTTTCCACTACATCACACGTCCCTTTTACGCTAACTAATTTCTTTTTATCAAAACATTGAGGGTCTTCTGTGCTAACCCACTTATCATCGATGCGTTTATAAGTTTTTTTGCTTTCTTCTACATAAGCCGTATTGCCATTTACAACTTTTATTTCATTAATATACAATATAATTTTATTTGCTAGTTCGGTATTCATTTTGGGTAAAGGCTTCATACTATTTTTAATTATATCATCCACAATTACCTTTAATTTTTCAAGAGAGATGCCTTTAACCTTGTCCTGAATTAATCTTTTATAAATGTGTTCTAATCCATTTATCCTGTCTATGTCCTGTAATATTACGGGGAATACAGATTCATTTTCTCTTTCTTGTTCTGTCTTGTATACGCGTTGTATAGTCTCCTTAACATCTTTAATATCTAACATACTCATTAATTCCTCTTGAACCTCTCGAATCTCATCATCCGTTATGTTACTTATTGGCGCAACTTTTATGTAATCTTTACAGTAATATAAGGTATTATCTATTTCTGAGAATTTTAATATTTCCGATGCGCTATAATATTGCTCTTGAATACTTTTTGGCATTATATTTTGGTATAACTCTAAAATATGACCGAGTGCGATGTTTGGTTTAAATAAACTAACAGGAAGAATTGGCAACTTTTCAGTCATCATATTTTTGATATATCTTTTTACACCAATGTTAATAAACGCCTTTAAAGATACAAAGTCGGCATTAGTCAGTTCGCTAATGTTTACATTTTCCAAGTTTTTGATTCCTTGATGAAAATTATAAAAGGGTTTAATAAACTGATTCTCAAATCCCATCTCAATATAACCATCAAGACTTGGCATTATTTTATTGGCGTATGTTTCAAATAATTCGGTTTGATTTTCATAATAAACATACTTATCCGAATATATAAATATATTGGATGCCTTAATATTTTTGATATTATTTTGTAGCGACTTGTAAAACATACTGTAAAATGGCATTTTCATCATGTTCGCTTTATCAATTATATTACTGCTGTTCTGCTTTGTTTTCAAGTATTTTATATAATCTATCGGCGGGGTCATGAATGAATGAATTATATAGGGCTCATCTACTCGAATGATATAACGTTTGTCACTTGTTAATATAGTCTCCTTGTCGTATAATATGACTTCATCGATTACAGTTGGGGTATGTTTTGTTTTGCGGTCATTCACCTTTTTATAGACCATTGAATTATTCGTTATCTCTCCCATTACAGTCATTTTTTCTTGGAATGAAATATTTTCATTTTCTAATTTTCTGATGGGCTTGTTTTCCCAAAATGGACTCTTTTTATAAAAGAAATCTCTTTGGTCGGCATTTTCATCATCGGTAAAATAGGTTACTGGAACATCTACGTCTCTTGTAAAATAGAATACTTGAATGTCTTTTGAAATAGGTAAAAATAATTTATTTTTTAATTCAAGTATAGATTGTAATATTTGGTCGGTTGGTAATTTATTAATATAGATGCCATCACTAAACTCGGTATATTTTGAGCGAATTTCCTTGTATCTTTGAATTGTTTTTGACATCTTTTTTATTGCTGTCGGAGTTCTAGCCTCTTCGGGTATATACATTATTAAATGCTCTAACAAATCGGTGGTCTGTTGCTCGATAGAATAAAAATATTGAGGCACACCAACATCAACGTCTTCTTCGATAAATCCAAGAATTACATTATTTTCAATTTCATCTGCTTGTTCTTCCACCTTTTCGGGTATTGTCTTGTATTCGAGATTTAATGGTTTTGTAATAGTTGTAAATTTTTTGACACCTTTTGGAAGACCTCGGTCTATCGGTAAATATATTGTAGTATCCTTTAATTTAACCTCAATATATTTGTCTATGGATATGATTTGTCCTTTTACAGTAATATCATCGAGTTCAATTTCAACCCAATGTTTTACATATAAACGATTTTGTTGAGCGAAATTAGTGGTGGGTTTATATATTACTATAATCTCTTTTATAGTTTCACCCAATGAATTATTTACAACTGGCAAAATTATTTTGTCATCTGTTTGTGTGTTTAATACTAATTCATTATCATCCAATCGTTCTACAAAAAAAAACTTATTGTCATATATTTGTTCTGTTGATACTAATTTAATTACTGACCCATAAAGTAAAGTTGTCATTTTAAATATATTTATATTTTAATCTCTAAAATTTACTAGAAATAGATTCATAAATCCGTATTAGTTCGGCTCCAACATTCCTTAAATTATCAATCACACCCTCATTTGAAATCGCAGCATTATATGCGAATGAAACTAGACAATGTGTATCATGCGGGTGTTCCTTTTTGAATGACACGTAATATATGTCGGACCTATACATATTATACAAATATTTTTCGACGATTTTTCCAATCGTATAATCGTCATTTTGAATGTAGAAACAATAGGTTGGATTAATAGTTGTTGTATCCATATATAGGCAAAAATTGGGTTGATTGTAAAATCCGTCCTCAATTACAGCTTCCTTTAAATATACCATCATTTCATTTAACCGCTGAATCAAGTATTGTGATCCGCGCTTTACAATGTATTCATTCGAATATACGCCGACGGATTCAACCTTCATAATATAATGGTTTGGCACATAGAACCGTTGAGCGTCTAAAATTCTAAAATCGATTTCTTCTTCGGCTGTTAGGGTGGATTTCATATATGTGTCAATTGCGACCGGGTCATATTTATGGTATTTTTCAACTGTGTCTTTATCCTTTTTCAAATATTTTTCAACCGCTGTTTCGTCCCTTTTATTTTCAAAACAACATTTAGTAACCATATTCCAGCAATTGTCTTCTTTGGGTGTTCCGATGGAAAAGTTTATAATTAAACTTAACTCTTCTATTTCATCTCCTTCTGAAATTTTTGGCATCAAACAGCCAATCGGAATGTAACTCCTTGAAATAGGGTCAGGCGGAAATATATCTTTAACCCTAATATCACCTGTCGTAACAGGTTGCCCTGTAATTTTATTATAAATGATAAAATCATTTGTAGTAATGTATCTCAAATTATTTGTATCATTCACCACATTTAATCGCACGTCATATTGATTAATCATGGCCTCAAAATTGCTTTCATTTGAATAATGAATTGGGATACATTGAATACGATGTTTTAAATATTCATTGTTAAATTTAGAATTATTTTTAGTAATATTAATAAGATTGCTTTTGTGAGGAAACCCTCTAAACACAAGACTTGGAATATGAGTAATCATAACTCGCCTCAACGAATTTACCACGCTTAAGTCAGTATCAGCCAATTCAAAATTAAGTTCTCCATCCACCGAACCAATGCTAACAACCTTTGAGTCCATTTTATATATTAATTTATATATAATTATTAAATCAATTTTGTTTTTGTGTTAAAATAGGTTTTGAAATATAAACTAATTAATTATAAATGACTAAACACGAATTATATTTTAGTAAATACTGTAAACATTCCTCTAAAATTATGGAAGAACTTAATAAATATGGTATGAATGATAAATTCATTTATATCTCTATTGATAGTCGATTTGTAAAAAATAATGTCACCTACATTATGAATCCGGATGGGTCCAGTTTTCCTTTACCCCCCATGATTAATCGAGTTCCTGTATTATTATTAAAACCCAACCATGAAATTTTAAGCGGAAATCAAATTATAGATTATATTAAACCACAGGCTAAAAATATTAATGAGGACCGCACTATGTTACAGAATGAACCCAACCCATTCTCTCTTAATATGGATATTGCGAACGGATTTGGAGTTACCAGTGATAACTACAGCTTTTTAGATACTTCTCCTGATGACCTAACCGCAAAAGGAAATGGAGGAATAAGACAAATGTATAATTATTCGGGATTGGAAGAGCAACCCTTTATTAAAGCTCCTCTTGAAAATGATAAATCCGCAAAATTAAATATGACCTTAGAACAAATCGAGCAGCAACGAAAATCTGATGTTCCTAGAAAATAATATAAATATTAAATAATATTATTATTTAAATGTTTAAAAGACAAGTCAATAAAAATGAAGTAAATAAAATGGAAATATTTAGTAGTTTTAATAAATCCTATTTTAACTTTTTATTGTTTATTAAAAAGAATATGGGTGAAGATGCTAAATTTAATACTTTTTATATGAAAAATTTAATTATGAAACAAACCAATATCAAGTTATTTATTAAAACATGGTATAGTCGTATTACGAAAAATTATTATACCCAAGTTATGAATAAAGATTTTGATTTTTTTTTGAATAAATCATATAATGATGACGTTGAAAAAGATAATACTTCGGGCGAGGCTCCAACCGTAATGTTAACCTATATTACAGATTTTAAAAATACATTTCCTTCCTTGGCGGAAACTGTAAAATATGAATTTGTTAGTTTTATGCTTCACTTAACCGAATTAAGTTTTTTATATTTTAAAGAATAAAAGATATAAAAAAATATTAAATAACAATATAAATGTCCAATGATAAATTTAATCAGGTTATAGATGATTTTATAAAAGATTTACTTGTTACATTTCCAGAACTAAAAGATAAACTCAATGAGGTAAATAAAGACGCATTTTTTACGCATTGTAGTGAGGCGTATCCTAAAATATTTTTTGAGTTATTATACGAGAATGAAAAACTTTTCGAGGAGCCTTGCTTTTTATTACCCGATATTGATTTTACTATTTTGATGAAAGATGCGACCATCACTGATAAAACTAAAAAAACTATTTGGAAATATTTACAGCTTATCTTATTCTCTATTTTGGATACGTTGGAGGATAAAGACCAATTCGGAGATACTAGCAAATTATTTGAGGCTATCAATGAAAGTGACCTTCATAAAAAAATTGCTGAGACTATGGATGGTATGAAGGATTTTTTTGTGAATGAAGCGGAAGATTCGTCTGGAACAGATTCATCTGGAGTGCCACCTTTTATGGATGCGGATAAATTAAAAGACCATTTGGATGGTCTCATGGGTGGAAAGATTGGCAGTTTAGCGAAAGAAATTGCCGAAGAGGCCGCGAAAACAATCGGCAATCAGGAGGAGTTTATGCAGTCGGTCATGAAAAATCCGCAGAAGATTCTCTCGCTCGTCAAGGACATTGGCAGTAAATTAGAGGATAAAATTAAGAATGGTGATGTAAAGGAAAGTGAATTATTGGAAGAGGCTACTGAACTTATTGATAAAATGAAAGACATTCCGGGCATTAAAGAGATGATGAGTAAAATGGGTATGAACGGCAAAATGGATTTTAAGGGAATGGCAAATAAGATGCAGCAGAACATGAAGAGTGTCAAAACAAAGGAGCGGTTACAGAAAAAGGTTGAGGAAAGACGGGCTCAATTCTCAAAAACGAGCGAAGACACATTTAGCGTAAAAGTGGATGATTCTACTCCATTAAGGAGTAAGAGACCTAAACGAAAGAAGAATAAAAAACCAAAGGTTGATGGTCCAATTATAGAATAAACGAAGTAATAAACGGAGTATAAACATAATAGGTTAACATAAATATTATTATATAAAATAATAATATATATGGGACAAAAGTCAGAAGATTATATGAAATTTATTGATAAATCATTTAAGCAAATTGGAAAAATGTATTCAACTCCAAAAATTATGACATTTTTAGCAGATGGTCAAACTTACTCAAAAGAAGAACATCCTAAAACATTTTCTTCTATGAATTTTGCATGGAAAATAATAACAGAGTTGCCAGGTAAATATTATGTATTAATGAATAAACAACAATCAATACGGTTTATAAGAGTTGTAAAACAACGTATATTAAGGGTATTAGATACGAATATAGATTTTATTACTATAAATCTCTCACAGCATGAAAGAAGTGCGTTTGATAAAAAAATAAATAAATCCTTTATAGAAAATTTAACAACTAAAATAAATGAACTTACAAAGAAACATAATATCACGGATAAAGATTTATATATAGATAATCCAGCTATAGTAAAAAGAGCAATGGTTCTTAATCATAAGCCTGGAACATCACCCAATGACGAACCTTCTTCAAATTATAAATCAAATATTGACCTTCAATACAAAGAAGCATATCTTTACAATATTATAGGTTCAAACATTACCGGATTTAAAGTTGATATGGACCGACTAGATGATGATGATAAATCAAAATATAAGGAAGATGATACACCCGATATATTATGGACTATTAGCACATTAAAAGGTGAATATGAAACATTATTTACACAACGGATATACATGATACCTGAATCAAAATATGATACAGACATTAGTGAATTAAATAAAGAATTATTAAAAAAATACAAGGAGAGATTGGATGGTATTAGAAAAAGCGCAAATAATCCAAAATTAAAAAGGTCACGCAATACTTTTACTAAAAAAAATACAAATAATTCAAAAAATAATAGTTCCGAAACAAAACGTTAAAAAATATATTGTTATATTATGTGTAATACGCTTATCTTACTTATTTTTATTTTATTAGCTTATTTATTATTTAAAAATAAAAATATATTGGTCGTAGGTGTAATCGTTATTTTACTATCTTATTATTTTAATTACAGGGAAGGTATGACGGCAGCGCAAAAGAAAGCAAAAATAAATAAATCTGCTGTGCTAAAAGCACCTGTAGTAAAAAAAGTCAATCCAAAGGTTAACATTAAAAAAAAGTAATTTAGCCTGTAATATAATAACTTTGTTTTTTAAAAATATAAAGTTATTATAATGAGTTTTTGGATACACCAACCAAGTATATTATTTAATTCTAAACATATAACTGAAATATGGCCCTACTCATATATGTCAAAAGACGATAAACTGAATGCTATAACACGATTTGTAATTTTATTATCCTTATTTGGCTTTATGTGTATTAACCGTTTTATTATTATTATATTAGGATTAATTGTCATTGGCTCCATCGTTCTTTTATATAAATCTCAAAAAGAGGGCTATATTTCATCCTATTATCCCGTTTTAGATGAAAGCAAAGCAAATGTAACAGATAATAACCCTTTTAATAATGTATTGTTAACCGATTATAAATATAATCCCCAAAAAGAAGAATCAAACCAAGAATACACCCCGGATTTAGAAAAAAAAATAAATGATGCCGCAAAGCAAAGCATATTAGAACAAAATGTATCTAATACAGATATGATATACATGTTTGGAGACGATAAAAGTAATTTCGAATTTGAACAAAGTATGCGGCCTTTTCACAGCACTGCTTCAACTACCATACCTAATACTCAGGATAAGTTTTTAGAGTTTTGTTATGGAAAATTGCCGTCTGAGAAACCTTTAACAATTTATTAAAAAAATATAATATCTCTTTAAAACAATATGAGCCAATGGATTGACTTTCAGTTTGACCAATTATCTAGAATCGGCAGTGACTCTACCGCTTTTACCCAGGAGAATATGTTAAACACGCACCATGCCAACTATACAACCTATAATCCGTATATGACGAACTGTGATGGTCCAATTGACGCTGCTACTCGCCAGCCCAATGTATTTTTTAAGAGTGGTTCCAGTTTAGGACCTGGCGGTTGTAATGTAGACCAGAGCACTATACTTTCTAAAAGTGTTTTAACGAATCCTCATATTAAAATTAGTTTACACGAGCGCCCCTATAAAACGGTGCCTTTTTTAGGAAAGGGAAATGTGGATGTCGCCGTTGAGAACGGGTTGTTTTGGGGCGATACTTTGCGCGAAAAAAAGAGCACTGTATTAATGAACGAAAAACAGCCGATTGATTTAGTAAATTTCCCCCTTATGAATAAAGACCGATTTACCGACCCTAGACGACACATAGAGCAGGCCGCCGCGAAAGATTGGGTTCGTGGTGGTGTTCCTTCGAGAGAGATTTATAAAAATATGGATTATAAAAAAATATAATTCTAGTATAATGTCTTCTACCCGAAATTTAAATACAATAGATGATTATCGAGTAAAAAAACAGGAGAGTATTAACTTAAATAATTATATGCTTTATGATGGCTTTGCCCGAAATGAAAATGCGGCTTTATTTGTTAGGGGCGCAAATCCATCCATGTATGGCGGGCAATTATCCCATAATGTGATTGATGTTGAAAGCACTTTGCGGGGCATTCGGTCAACTAATTTAGAAGGGCCTTCCTTTAAGGCCGAACCTCGATTAAAACAATTACCTGAGGTCGAGTATTTTAAAATGGAACCAACCTATATACCACAATCCTATGTTCACTCTACCACTCAGAGACCCCTTTACTTAAGTTAATTATAAGTTAAATACTTTTGTATTGTTTTTAACTTATTATATATATAATGGCCTTTACTCGATTTAGCAATGATAAAGATGTAATACAAAAACGGTTATGTGAATCTACTTTTAACGGAATCTATCATTTAAACACACCTGGAAATGGTTTAGATATGCCCTATATAAACGATTCGCATATTCGGTTACAGAAATGGGGTGGCAATTTAAGAACAAATACTCTTGATATTGAAAATGATTTACGAGGATTAAATCGTAAATTGGGGTCGGATTTTCAGATATATACGAAAACGGCCGCTTCTACTGATAAAAAACACTATTCAACCGGCGCATTTTTAACAGACGAAACCCGCGCAAGTTGCCCGGCCTGGTTATTTAGAGATGTGAACCAACAGCGGACTCAATTCTTGCCGATTAACCCTCAATTCAATGTAGCATTACCATTTGAAAATAATCAAGATACCCGATTTTTAGAAAAAGATTATTATACTTTAAAACATTAATAAAATAATTGTATATACTAATGGCTCAAATCGCGATACCGCTCGTTATTGCCGGGGTGTTATATTTAATTTCAAATGATAAAAAGGAGGGATTTTCAATAGATGCTTGTGGAAATTATACTTATACGGATGAAGAAAAAATGGCATTCGATAATAATTATAAGAAATTAGATAATGTAGCCTACAATAAAAATAAACGTCCTGAGGATATTACTGTTACAAATAATGTTGCCAAAACGGAGCTTGGTGTAAATGATAAGGGCGTATATAGCCAATATCAGGACAAATATATGTCCCCCCAAACAAATACCAATAATTTTGTCTCTCTATCGGGGGAGAAGGTGGATAACATGAAACACAATAATATGAACGTATTTTTTAATAATAAATCAAATGGTGTATATAGTCAACCTTTTTTTAATAAGGGAGAGAGTAGATTAGATAATTATACTGGCATGGGGTCAACCGAAATTGTAAAAACCGAAATATCCTCTTTATTTAGACCCCAGGAAAATACCCAAAATGTATATGGCACTCAAAATCAGAGTGATTTTTTCCAATCACGTGTCAATGAATCTATGCGATTTGCCAACACGAAACCGTGGGAGGAAATTAAGGAAGCGCCGGGCAGTCTTGGATTTAATACTGCTGTCGAGAATCGCGATAAATGGATGCCTAAAAAGGTCAATGATTTAAGAGTAGAAAATAACCCCAAATCAAATTATGAAATGAACTATGTTGCGCCTGCCTTTAAAATGGGTGACCGCGCGCAACCCGGCAAGATGATACAAAAAACACCTGAAAAATATCACGTGAATGGTGTAAATGGTATGGGTGTGCCGTTGGGAAATCTTAAGCCAACTCAAATGGCCGAGCAAATGCTTACTGATGAAAACCGTGAGCATACAAGTGTGGCGTATTATGGGGCCCGAAATGTAGATAGCGCCGGGTATGTAACGGGCAAATATGAGGAGGCACATAAATCACAACTTCCTGCGAATCCGTATTTAAATTTAGCATCCAATCAGGTATTCCCTACAAATGAAATGAATTACAGTAAAGGAGCGTATAAATCCTATAATACGAATCGTGACGCATCGGGTGAATATTTTGGAGCGGTTCGCGGGTTGTTTATGGCCAACGTTGTAAACCCGATTGTCAATGGTTTAAAACATACTAAAAAAACAAATTATACTGAAAATAGCAATCCTTCTGGATATATGTCCGGCAATAAACGGCATACACTCACGAATGATATTGCGCCAGCGCCAACAAATCGCCAGATGCAGGGCGAGCGTATTGGCATGAATCATTTACAGGTTAACCGTCTTAATGCTGGTGATGGTTATATTACTTCTAATCCTTATTTAATAGGAACACAGAGAGATAGCACTTCGCAGGCCAATATTGGAAACGCTCGCGGTCTACCCGAGACCATGTCCTATCAGGCGGAATACAATCAAAGAGGATTTGAAAAGCCATCGCAAAATAGAATGGCAATCGGCAATACAAATCAATTTAACAATGTAATGAATGTAAATATAACAAAGAGCGAACAATGTAACGACCGAACCCAAAATATTTACATACCCACTTTTCCTAATACTTCTCAATTAGGCACAAATACCACACAAAAACAGGAATACAAAAATTTAACAGATGATTACTTACAGGCCGATATGTTAAAGGCATTTAAACAAAATCCTTATACAAAGCCAATCGGAAGCGTGGCTTAAATAATATATATAATAATTGTAAATGGAATGTGTCAGTGTTATTGTGCCAACCTTTAATAGGTTTAAATTTTTATTAAATACAATACAAAGTATTAAATCCCAGACGTATGCTAATATAGAAATTATAGTAGTGAATGATTGTTCAACCGAAAAAGAATATTATGAATACAATTGGGACGGAATACATATAATTCATTTAGACAAACGGTCAAAGGATATATGTGGGTTTCCTTGTGCTGCTTATGTTAGGAACAAGGGTATTGAAAAATCAAAAGGAAAATATATAGCATTTTGCGACGACGATGATATATGGTTTCCTTCTAAAATAGAATTACAATTAAAGGCCATGAAAATTACACGATGTAAAATGTCATCCACGGATGGTTTATATGGAAATGGTGTGTATGATAGCAATAAAACATACAAAAAGTATAATGCCGAACATTATTTCAGCACTTTGAAAAATATTTATAAAAATAGTAACCTTTTAGATAATGGATTTCCAAAAATATGGAATAAAGATTTTTTGAAAATACATAATTGTATAATATGTAGTTCTGTTTTGATAGAACGGGAAATATTAGACCGAATTGATAATATGAAATGTATTAATAGTGGAGAAGATTATGATTGTTGGTTAAGAGCTCTTCAACATACAAATAGTGTATATGTTGAAGATATATGTTTTTATTATGATGACGGGCATGGATATGGACAAAATTACTAATATTTATGAATAGTTATATATTTTAAATTGGCAGGTGCTTTTTTGACCTGTTCTGGAGTTAGTGGAGTTTTTTGATATCCGCCTAAATGCCACATCCAACTATCTCTAAAATAATATAACCAATGATGTATTAAAAAGGGGTCCATAAGTAGTCCTCTGATAATATACATAATTTTACTAAATGTATCTTCGGACCAATCTATGAACCAATGACCGAAATGATTGGGTTCGGCCACACTTACCCAGTGATAATCTACTGTATGGTCCTCAACTGAATTTACAATTAACTTATTATTTGTTATTGATTTACAAATAACCTCTGTAGTAGCATAATATCCACCATAGTGTCTCTCTAATATATACCCCTGACTATAATCGTAGAGTGTAGACATATTTTTATTATCTACTAATACAGTCAGTAACATATTTCCATTGGGCTTTAAATATTGGTTTAAAACATTAAATAAGGAATAATAAGTAGCATATGTTTTTTTTCTACTACTATAATATCGG